AGTTGTGTTCGTTATCACCTGTGGATTTTGAATTTCCATTTGGTTAAGCACATCTACTTTTGCGTTTGTGGTTCCGATAAGAGCATTATATTGGTTTGCTTTTGTTGTATACTCAATAAATCCGGGCTCACTTCCGATCCACTTTCCGTCTTTAATATTCCCGGCACTTAACATCGTTAATTCGTTCTGCATGGTGATGAGATTTGATTTTTGGGTCGTTACATCGGCTCGTAAATCAAAGATGGTATCGTTTGACCCGGATATTGAGTACGTAGACTTTGAAGACGTGTTTGTAATCGGGGCGAGAGGCTGTGCAGTCCCTCCACCACCAAACACTCCTCCGAAAAAACCCATTGCGGCATCCCAAACGGATTTTTGGATCTCAGTTCCGGTTCCTGGTAATGTCGCGTCCGACTTCCCTGTCGAGCTGAACGGTGTCGGCAACCCTGCCCCCTCCATCGTCAGCCCGGGCACGTTCACTACGGTAACAGGTGCGCTCTCTCCGAACCCGGGATAAACGGCAGTTGTTTTTCCAGTATCCTTGTCAATGGCTGTGAATACTGGATCTGTGTTGATTGTCTTGGGTGCGAACATCGGCAACCATTGAACTCCAGTAAACCCTTTCGGCAGGTTTGAATCTGCGAACTTTACCAGATTAGCATAGTTCCAGGCGTCTTGCGGATATACGCCCGGCTGTATGATGTTGCCTTTCGCGGCTTCACCTTCAATGGTTATACCAGTAAGTAACTGCACTCCTTTCGGATACAATTCACTTCCGATATCAGAATAGTTTTGAGGGTTTTTCTGAATGTCCTGAACGAGAGCGGTTTGGTTTGCCGACCACATCGGGGTCATTCCGGAAACGTTTCCCCCGCCCTGTGCATAAACTATAGGGGTCTGCGGTTTCCCGCTAACCGTTCCGCTCTGAAGTGCGTAATCTCCACCACCTGCGACAACCATATTGCCGCTGTAAATCTGGTATGCTCCTCCGGGTGCAAACCCAATCTTTGCGTTGTCAATAGCGATCTGGGATTTGTCTCCCCACGGAACGAACATAGTAACGCCCGGGACGTTGCCGATTAGTGAAACCGGCATCGAAAATAGTTTATCCATCGCATTACTGGAGTAATCCCGCAAAGGGACCGTTGCACGGGCATCCTCCCAAGAGCCGACAGTCATGAAACCCGGAGCGTTCACCATCCCAGTAAACCCCTGATCAACGGCTTTCTTGTAGACGCCCGGATCTAACGTGCCACCCATGTGTTGTACATACGCAGCCTGCCCGGCGGCTGTTGACATATCATAAGAGGGTGTGGATGGTTGTGTTGTCACTTGCGTTTGAGGTTGCGGAATAGATACGGTATTGTTGGCAATCTTGTTGTAAAGGTTATACTCCGCTGTACCCTGAGTGTACGGATTCGGGTTGCTGAAGTTTGTCGAACCCATCCAGTTGTTAAACTGAGTTTGGTTCCCTCCCCATAGTGGAAGATCAGATGCAGTATACCCTCCACCAATCGGGTTGTTCCATCCGGGAGATCCCGGAGCATACGGCAATCCCGGTATTGACGGTGTTTGACCCGGTAGGTTATACGGGTTCGGGTCTGGGTTCGGATCGTATCCGCCCATTCAAATCATCTCCTCTTCTTTGGTCTGCCAACCGAAGTACCGACAACCACCCGCATCTGTTTCGCCATACTCTTCGGACGGTGTGGCGGGTTGATTTTCGCCTGTTTTATTGGATGGACAATGGCAACCGGAGTAATGTGAGTGAATCCAAACGCCGTTGCCATATTCTTTCCGTGCTGCGTGTGGTTGATATTCGGAATGCGAACCGATTTCCCTACCAACGGTTTCATTACGAACTTGCTCGCCATTGACTTTCCGGACAATTTTACGGGATCGCGGTGCGGCATATTGAATCTGAAAGATAGGTTTGCTTTGCCCATAGCGAACCCTTTGATCATGCCCTGCCGACCCCCCTGGTAGTACCGACTTAACGGGCTGGTTGCCAGAATAGACCCGGAGGTTAACGAACCGTATCCCATTGCTTTGTTCTGGAGTCCCTCTTGAAATTGTCTGTTCTGCAAATTCTGGATTTCGTATTGTTCTCCCGCAAGTTTTGAAGAGTAGTCTGCCATAGACTGCTGGAACTTTGTAGATGCCTCCCCAAACTGTGTTTCAGACGATCTGTTCAGAGAATAATCGGATAAGGCTTTCTGGAAGTCCCCCACGTCTTTACTAATTTGCCAATCTCGGTTGTATTTTGCTTCTGCCGATTGGTAATCTTCTGAACGCTTTGCCGATTCTCCAGCCAGCGTTCTTTGCATATCATACGCGGCTTTGCTTGTCTGTAAATCAAACGATTTTTGTGAGGAGAATATTGCCAAATCTTCCTGATATTTTCTAAACGGTTCGGTTAATGTATAATCTGCCGATTCCTTTGCAGTTTTTAATTGTGATTCCGCACCCGGTCCAAGCGACCACGCCTGCTGGCGCTCTTCGGCAGCTCTGGTAAGTTTCTCTTGAACGGTTTGTGGTGTCAACCACGTTCCTTTTCCATATGAATCAACACTATATATTGGGGATAAACCAAGCTGGAACCGTTCTTGTCGTAAGGTTAGTTCTTCTTGTAAGATGTGTTGCCTTTGCTCAGCAGCCTGCGCTATTGTAACCCCGCGCCCCTCAGCCTCAATCTGAAGTGCTTTCTGTCTTTGTTCGGAGGCAGTTCCGATACGGGCAGCTTCAGAAACCCTCTTTTCCCTTTCAGTAGCCTCCTCGTAAGATTGACCGGGCGTCCCCCAAAAAGATTTATCCTGCTTGTTAGCCTTAATCGACCCCATTACGCTTCCCATATCCATCCAATAGAAATCGTTACCCTTGGTAAGACCAAGCTGCGATCCGGTTACCGTTTGTCTGGATGTCGGTGTGATAGGGCTTGTGTTTTCTACGGATGTAAAAGGGTTGAAGGCAACGTGTGTAGTCCCATATTTTGCCAGTGACTCGGCGAGATCGGCTGCAAAAGCGGGTTGTGCTCCGGGAGTGGTATAATTGGGCTCCCATGCATAAGTTGGAAGCCCCGTAGATCCTGTTATTGCACCATAAGCATTCGCTTGCGCTTTACTCATACTCGAAGGAACAAAAAAAAACTGATTACTTGTCGGGCGCCACACCACGTAGTCCAACACAGCGTCGTTGTTAATATCCGAACCTTTTAATCGAATGTCTGTAATCTCTCCATAAGTTAAATCGTCCTGAGACCAACCTTGAACCATCTTTAAAAACCTCTAATCTCTTAATTGTGGTGGAAGTATTTAAAACCTTCCAACCCCCCAAAAACTATTTATTATCAGACGTAAAAGAGTGTCTAAAGGCGGGTTACCGCCTTGTTACTTTTTGTATGGAAGATTTTTTTGTATAATTTTCCATTCTTCTTTTGTATAATAACACTTTCCCCCGTGTTTTTTGATCAAGTCTTCAAAGTATTTAACCCACTCTAATTTATTGGTATTAACCATTGTATTCTCCCCGGCAGTTAATAAAACAAACTTGTTTGGATCTCCGTCAATGTAATGTTTCTGACCGTCAATCCAAGCATAATATCCCCCAACATCTTCATCCCAAATGCAACACGCTTTCTCTTGATAGTAAACGTGATGGCAAGATAGTTGTCGTTTTCTCTTTCCATTTTCTTCTCTGGTTTTTTTAGATATTACACTTTTATTTCCCCAATACTCGCGGATTCTCATACGAAGAAACGCATCCCATAACTCACAATATTGTTTCCCTTCTGGATATCTTACATTCCCATACCAATGACCCCCCAAACCATTTTCACTTAGTTTAATTCGCGTTTCTTCAGAGGATGTTTTTCCAGTATTAAGTATTCGTAGCTTTTCGCGGGTTTCTTCAGACCGCGGTTTCCCCTTCTTCGAATCTCCTATTTTTCTACGGTGTTCTTCTGTTTTTATTTTCCCCCTTTGTGCCACACTCATTCTCAATAAAGTTTCCTCTGATATGGGCGCCCGCCGTTTCTGCGACTCGCTTATTTTCTTGCGAGATTCTTCTGTATGGTGCTTTCCATAAAAAAAATTTCGCTCTCCGGCATTTTTACCTTTCATAGAAACGCTTATTTTGTGTCTGCTTTCTTCGGTTAGTTTCCTCCCCTCAAGAGACTTGCTTATTCTTTGTCTTGTTACATCCGTTATGGGAGGTCTATTTTTTGAAGATATCCTCAATTTTTCGCGGGTTTCTTCCGACGGGTGTTTTCCGAAAAAGTGATGTTTCTCCCCCCTTTGTGCCTCGCTCATTTTCCGGCGGGTCTCTTCTGAGTGTGTTCTTCCTTTTTGTGCCTCGCTCATTTTCCGTAGAGTTTCTTCTGATAGTGTCTTTCCTAAATGTTTCTGCCGATTTATTTCTTTCGCCTTTTCTGTGTGATGTGATCCGGATCTCATATCCTTACCTGCCAACAGGCTTGCCCAATATAACATTTCAAACGGTTTTTAGGACACGTCTTTTCTGTGCCTTTACATACGACACAATTCTTATTATTCAAAATCTCATTACTCATCAACTTACACCGATTAGTCATATTATGTAATGCGCTTTAATATGTATTAAAACTTTCTACAAAAAAAATTACTTCTTATAAGGTAGATTTTTTTCCATTCTAATAAGATATTTATAATATAAAATTCCGTGTTCTCTGACGTGGTCTCGCACGACATTCTTCGCTCTCGCAGGAGATGTCGTGTGCTCCATTTCGATCTTGTACCAGCGAGCCATTTGAGACGGCTTGATACGCGGTAACGTCATGGATACTTCCTCCGCTTTGCAATACCAGATTGCCGATACAGAGCGTCAACTTTTTTCTCTAAGCGCTCCCCTTCAAGCGATTTGTTCACAGAACCCGTCAGCATTCTCCTGTCCTGACGGATCTGTTCCCTTACCAACGATATCTTTTTCGGGAGTGACGTGTGCGGCGGGAAACGTAATCGGGTATCAAAATAGTATCCGAGTTTCATATTTCGGATGCCGCTCGCGGGGAGTCTGCCGACGACTTCTAAATCCGTGCGCCGTTCATTTTTATAATTTTCTCCCTCTCGTTTGCGGTTTTGATGTACAAATTCATGAAGGATTGCTTGGTGTAAATCTGTTTTATTCAATCCTTTTCCTATTCTCAAATCAACCATAGTATGATGCCCGGGAGTTTTCATTCCCTTTAACAATGGAACGCTCCCCGTATCTGCTGCATATTTCCCGGGTAGTTTCCGATCAAGATTGGAATAAACCACGCCAATATTGCTTCGCTCTTTAGAAGTGAAATCGTTATTTAAAACAGATTTTATTGTGGTTGATACCATTTTACGTCTTTGTGGAGTACCTCCAACAACTATTATTTTATCTGTTACCATGAAAGACTAATTAAAATTGAAAATATAAAAAGGTTGTGTGTCTTTTACCAAACCTTACCCTTCCATACCAAACCTTACCATTCCATACCAAACCTTACCGTGACGCTCCGCACCCTGCCCGAACATACCGCAACCACATTTCGGTGTGGTGATAACTAATTGTCGCACTTATATTTATAATTAATTGTTTTATATTTGTGTTTGCATATTTGTATGTATGTATGTATTGGTATAAAGAGGTATTGTTAATTATTTTTTAAGTATCCCAACAATCATTCCCGCAATGGAAGCATACATAATCCCCTGCGCCACGCTTGCTATCCCGGCTGGCAATCCGAGTTGTAACCCGGACGTTCCATACCACAGGAACACACCCGATATTAATCCAACAATGCTTGGGATAGTGAGTGATCTTCCGCCTAACCAAAACCCGAGGTAAATTGCCATAAACAGCATAAACCATACGATTGTCTCGAAACCAGGCGTTAGTAGCCACATATATGATTGAACAGCATTCCACGGCAACAACTGAATATCAAATCCACTTTCAGTCAGGTTGTAAAAGATTGTGCTGAACGTGGTTGTCGGCATCGGAGTGACCGACGTTGTTACGAAACTTAGTTCCGACCCACATCCAGTAGTATCACAAATCCGATAATAAAACACCGTTCCTCCGTTTAACGGAGATCCTTTTATCGTAGTCAACAAACACGACGCTGCCGTTCCGTTCGGAGTTTTCCACGACAGATACCCGGGTTGCTGTCCCCATTCAAACCAACACGGAGTTGCTGCACCAACAGACGCCAGATTTACAGAGTTTGATGTATTCCCCCCGGACGGAGAGGTAGTTGGAATTGCACAGACCCCCCCAACAAGCACCAGAATTGATAGTATTAAAATAATTATATTTTTCATGATTAATACTCCGGCTGATACGATCTCACTGCGATCACCTGCATGTACATGTTAAATATTAGTACACATTCAAGCACTATCAGGAACCCATAGAACACCGATGGGAACCACTGAACTATTGCGGGGTTAATCACCGGATTTGCCATTTTCTGCTGAGACAACCACGAAAAAATCGGTCCGAACGTGGCGCCTCCTGCAAAAGCAAACAGAAGAAGTATAATCGTGTTCGTCACTACCATTATTCCCGCTACCAACATTCTAATTCCACTCGCCATTTTCAGACCTCCCCGGTTGTTTCATTCGATGTTTGGATAATATGGTTCAACAATAACGCCAACAGGTATAAGAACGGAATTGCCTTGAATGCCAGACTTAAGTAGTAAAGAGTGTTGAGAGCGTCCTGGCTCAACATCAACCCCGTAATACTACTATTTGCAGTTTGAATTATTTTGTCGCAGACGAATCCCATACACCCGAATATCAACCCCACAACAAGGAAATTGATAACCAATCCCACCAAACTTCCAGCAGACATTAGAAATCCACGCTCCCCATCGTAGGCTTGTAATACAATTCAAAGATGAACTTCGTATACAGTATATAAATCCCGACTTGAATTAATCCGAGAACGGCAAGCCCATATATGTTCGCCGTTCCATCGAGATTCCACACCATCCACGGATATGTCAATCCCAACACCCCTGAAAACGCAACCAAACTTAACAGTAAAGTCAACATCAGTTTTAACGATGAAATCATCATATCCGTCATTACTCCAAGAGTGCTGGCAATGCTCCCAAGCAACCCTCCAGAATTAGTAACTATCGGAATTTGTGTTTCTAATTTTACGTTGTCGTACTTCCATTCGTTTTCGGGTGTTGGTGCTGCATTACCTTCCCAAATATTCGTCATATTCACAACCCCAATCACCGTCTGTAACAGAATCATGAATATCATGAGGTTGACGATCATACTGCCCGGACCCCCGACCCCGAACCGTTCCCGGAGAGAATCTTTCATGTAAATTGCCGATCCGAGAATAATACACACTACAATAACTCCCCAAGTCTGAACCGGGTCGGGTCCACGCAACCACTCGAAGTATACAAACAGGGCGGCAAAAACGGGTATCAGCACAGCAAAGAACCGGGTGTTCCGGCTGGAACTGAGCGCTCCGAGCAGGAACAGAACCCCAATTGCTAAAAAGTTATAGTACATTGTAGCGTTCGCTGGCACGATGGTTTCCAGTCCGAGCGAGACCAGCCGGAACGCCCCGGTCATCGCCGCGTCCCGGGATGCCGACATATTGACTGCCGATGCCGGGACAACCATCATTAACGCTGTTAACGCCAGCAATTTTAGTTTAGACCCGAACTGCATTGTAGTACCACCTCCACTGTTCTCCACGAATATTCGGAATGGTTTTGTTTAACCACACAAGACTGGTCCCCGGGGCGGTCGATGTTGAATACACAACCGTATCATTGTTTTTACTCTTTAAATAAAATTCTAATAGAGTAGTTAACCCGGAAGTATCCTGATATCGAATACCAAACGTCGCGTAGGTAGTGTTTGGTTGTGCGAACGTCAGGGTCGCATTTACCTGGGTTATAGAGTTGTTAACTGTTGGTGCTGCCATCCAGATTGTGTACTTGTTGTCGGCGGGTTGGATTATCGTTATGTAATTATACCCTTTTCCTTTAACAGTAATATTGTATTGAAGGCTGGAGTGCATGGTAAACACAACACTACCGTCACCAGTGGTGTTCCCCGTCATTGTCAACAAACTGTTTTTCATTTGGTCGGAAACTGTAGATGGAATACCGAACATTGTAGTTAACCAATCTTTGTCCGGGAATGTATCAACTACAAACGTCGCATTAACTTGTAATCCCGGGAGTGGTGCTCCATACGAATTTACAATCTGGAAATCTACTTGTAGTGGAGAATACCATGTGCTCTGTTGTGTATTGGTACTGACTATAATGTAATCGTATTTTGTTTCAGTATCAACCCCGGCGTCGTTAGCAACAATTAACGAAACAGTATAAATTCCAATCCCTGTATAAATGTGACTTAACGTAGCTGCCGTGCTGTCTGAGAATGTTCCATCACCAAAACTCCAGTTATACGTGACGTTAACGTGGTTGGTTACTATACTGTCGTCAGTAAACGTTACAAACACACCCGCAATCCCGGTTGTCGGGACCGCATGAAACGCGGCATCTAATATTCCCACCGTGGTGTTTCGCCACGTCATATTAGAAATGCTGGTATTTGATGCCAGAGCCGCCGTCATTGTCACGTTCTTTACACCAGCACCACCCGTCAACGCCCACGAATGCGAAACGTTGAGTTTATCAGTACCGGATTCATACGTACCGTCCCCAAAACTCCAGTTCCACCACGAAGCATTCAGAGTGGTGCTGTTGAAATATACCGTCTGGGATGTCGGAGACGCCCCTAAGATAGTTATATTGGTTGCGCTCTGATCGAAACTTGGAGAAAGTATCGGGTTGAGAATGTTGATGTATCCAACCCGGGTAGATGTGTTCACAACCGATATATTCTGCCACAACCGACCTTCCAGACTCACCGTCATTAATCCCACCATATTGTAAACGTGAGTTGGCGAAGCGTCAGTTCCGTTCGTCCACGTTCCGTCTCCCCAACTCCAATTGTAAATGTTTGGGAACCCGGTTGAAGCGTCAGTAAGTTTAAACGCGCTGAAATTGGCATACCCGGACGTTGCGTTTGCCGAGAATGCGGGTTTTGTATCCCATGGAACGAAACTCACGTTTGTTATAATAAAGTTGTGAACCGGGTAACTCTGCCCGGTAGTACCGTTTGTCAGAACACCAGTTCCGAAATACTGTGCATCCGCCTCTTCACACATACACGAATAATTGTAATAGTTCATTACAACATCAACAAAACTCGCTCGGGTTGCCCCAGGAGCAAAACCTCCCGGTCTGGTAGCGTTAATTAAAACTCTGCCGGCAGTGTTGTCAATGTTTGAATAGGTGATCTGAACATCCGCCCACGTAGATGTATTGGGTAATACTTGAACAGCCTGTTGATGTAACGGGTTGAATCCGACGGACGTTGTAATGTTGGTTGCGTTGTTCACATTCTGGATTTGTAGAGTTCGATACCGGGGCGTTCCGTTTGCTATGAACGCATTGCTCGGAACAGCCGGATCGGTTTTGAACCGTAGAGTACTAAGCGGGTTGATATCCGGGTATATCTCGTATAAATTCCCGGCATATTCATAAACTGGTGCTGTAAAAGCAGTCCCCCACCGTGCTACGTTCGATATGCAGGTTTCGTCCAGATACATCTGTAACGATTGAACTCCAACACCCGGGTCTCCATACACTACGGGACCAACAACATCATAATTCCCCGCTAGTGTTGCGGATGTTGCCAACGAACCGTTCACATAAACCGATACCAACCCGGACTGCCGGACAACCGCAACGTGCGACCATCCGTTTAACGGTATAGTAAACGATGGTGTTTCGGTTGCCGTCGATCCTCCGTAAAACCGATAATTGTTTGAACCACGCGAATACAATCCCCACCCATTATTTTCCGGGTTTGTAGTTCTGGATATTATGAAATCGTTAACTGAAGACGCTGTTGGAAATACCCACTGTTCAATAGTAAAATCTCCCGTTCCGAAATCAAACGACGGGTTTGATAGTGTGGATATTTTCGACGTTGCAGATGCAAACAGCCCGGAGGTTGCGTTAAACCGGAATTGTGCGTTAGATATAGTTGCTGCTGTCGGCACCCACGCGGGACCGACTGCTCCAATAAATGTTGTGCTCCCGGAAGTTCCCATAAAATGCAATCGGGATATCAGATTGGCATCCACATCAGAACTTAAATTAATAAAGAAATTCTTGGTGGATGTATTATCGGCTAATACCCCGGATGCCGTCAGAGTCACATTATACTTCCGGGCAACGTCATAAATATAAACCGGGTTTTGAGCTGTACTTGTGCCGCCATCTCCAAACGTCCACGCAAATGTAGTATATCCCGCCGAACTGTTGTCATAGAACTGAACAGGCATTCCATACCGTGCGGATTCTGTATTGTTTGCCGTGAAGTTCGCTCCGGGGGAGGTTGTAATGTAGGCAATTTTGGTTTCGGTATCGGTTCCGTCAGACCCATATACTGTAAGACCAACAGTAAACGATCCCTGAGTAACATAATTGTGATTTGGATTTCTCAATGAAGATATCCCGCCATCTCCAAACGTCCAATCCCACTGATATAAATCGTCTCCAGTACTCCAATCAACAAACGAAACCAATAATGGAGCTGCTCCAGATGTGGGCGCTCCAACAAACTCTGCATTTAAGGTTTCGTTTGCTGTTATCCACACCGAAGAGAGCGCGGTTGTCGGAGTTGATGATACATTGTACGTCGTCAAATTTACTTGATATAATCCCTGTGTTGCAAACGTGTACGTGATGTTGCGATCATCGGTATGGGTAGTGAAATTTGAAATTGGAGTGTTGTTTACCGACCAGTTCCACATTGTGGGATTCAGATACCCATAAGTATCATATGGGGACGTATCGTTAAACTGGACAACAAGGGGAGATGCACCCATAGTCCGATTGGTTGTAAACGAAGACGATACCAGATATTGTTGCGACACATTCACAAACGTTACCTGAGTACTATAACCAGTACCGCCAGAGTTGGTTGCTGATAAATTCATACTCCAGTTACCAACCCCAAAAGTTGACGTTGCGTTCTGAACCGTACTAAACGAAAACCAAGTGTTGTTTCCGGTTACATTATTTGCTCCCCATAACCAACTTGTAGGGGTTTGAGTTGATGTATCATTAAACTGTACCGCAAGGGGAGCATCTCCCCCGGTTGTGTTTGTAGTAAATGATGCTACCGGGATTGGTTGGGACACATTTACCCATGTTTTTTGAATAGAGTTGTTATATCCCAGTGCATTCGTCACATTCAATGCAATCGTGAAATTTCCGGTAGTAAATGAAGCGGTTGCATCGTTAGTCGTTGCAAATATCGCAGTAGAAGTATTCGTGTCGTATCCTTGATACGACCAGTTCCATGTTGTCGGTGGACCGGTTGACGTGTCGTTGAACACCATCGTAAACGGTGCAACACCCGCCCATGCCTGCGAGGTAGTGTTGGTTGCTACTGAGACGTTAATGGATGTGAATGTGGATACTGGTGCTGCTGCTGGTGTGAGGTATCTGATAATAACGATACCGGAGCCGCCGGAACCCGTGCCAGGCGTACCAATACTTCCTCCGGATCCTCCACCAGTATCCGCAGTCCCATTTGTATTTGTACCGGCTGCATTATTATAAGCACCAGAACCCCCACCACCTTGACCACCCGGCGGAGACGATCCGCCGGCGTCACTAGTACCTCCTCCACCACCGGCGTACCATACTGTTGTTCCAGTTATATCAGATGATAACCCAGCACCACCCTTTGATGGATATGTGCCGTCGGCTGCATTATAGCCTACTTGTCCGGCACCACCACCGCCACCACCCATATACGTACCACTCTGACCATTTCCCCCATCATTTCCATGATTAGATGTTCCATGCCCGTGCAAAGCATTATGTCCACCACCACCGCCCGATCCAGTAGTACCTGAGCTTGTAGCCAATCCAACCAGACCATGACCACCAGAACCCCCACCACCCAATGCAACCATATCATCATGGGAAGCACTTTTAATGGATGAGTCAGCACCATTGGTTCCTGTACAGTGTTCGGGTGAACAACTTCCCCCACCCGCACCGACAACTATTGTTTCGGCTGTTGCCGACGATACGTTAAGTCCGGTTGCAGTTCTAAATCCTCCAGCACCACCCCCACCAGCATTACTTGTTCCCGATCCACCACCACCACCAACAACCAGATACTCAACTTCGGTCACACCACTTGGCGGTGTCCATATTGTTGTGTTCGCTCCCCAAGCAGAATTGTTGAACGCCACCCATGAATACGTGCCATTAGTCCAATTATATTGAGTGAGTCCTTGTACCCCGCCAACCAGTAACAGACTCAGTAGCAGGATTGAGATGAGTATGAGATGAGTGTGTTTCATGGCAGCGCCCCGTAATCCGGTAACACACCCGCATCAATTATCGCTTGTATTTGTGAAACATCAACATAATGAATTGAAACCGTTTTCAATACGAAATCTGCTTGAATAACCCTACATGGATTCTCTGCCAGCGATTCGACTTTATAGTAATATCTCCACGGTTCCAGCGCCGAAACCTGGTATCCATAATAAAGTTCGAGTGCCGGTCCCGCAATAGATTTGGTTTGCATTACCGTTTCAGTATCTTCCGAAACCAAAACCTCTGCGTCCGGGAATGTTTGAAGTGTTTTTTCTTTCTTTAAAATACCGTTCTTATTTGCTTTTATTTTTGTTGTGAATGGTTTATCCAACGGTAATTTTATCGTATCGTTGGTTTCAATCGCGTCTTTTTTTAATTTGATATCGCTTCCGGGATCCGGAGAGCCAACTTTCTTTGCCTGTACAAAACCAACCAAAGTACAGGTTATAATCAAACAACAAAACAAAATTACAGCGGACTTATTCATGATAGTATCCGCCTGCGTATCAGATACGCTTCGTATGATTCACCGCGATTTTTCTTTTGTTTTAAGACGTTAACTGCATGTTGGGAAAGCTGAATTGAAGAAACCCGCTTGTCTTTCGTAACCATAGGAAACTATAACTGCGTTATACTATAAAAAAGCATCGCGCCATACTTTAATGATAGATTTATCTCCATACACATTTTCAGATATCTGAGTGCTCATTACATCACCGGATTTTATATTTAAATATTCTTTCCACGTTATATTGTCCCAATCGCATGAAAAATATCTACCTCCAACACTTGTAATGTGTGGAGATCCATCTTCCAATCCAAGACTGCGTACTACAATGGTTTCGTTATAGATCGTGTGCGACCCAAAGTGCCCGTATAAACACAACCCGCTAAATAACAAAATCATAAAAACGGGGAGGAGAATGATATAACCTTTTGTGGTCATCTCTCTTTCCTCTTCCGTTGAATGTATGTCGGCACCGGACCCAACCCACACAGTCGCCGAATCCGATCTTCCCCAAACCGCTCCACCAGGTTCTTCGGAAGACTGCCGGAATGTGACGGAACTCTCGGACGAAACGGATCGATCATCTATGGGCACCTACTGGGTTTTTATGAACGATCTTCTGGCACTCGTCGTACTTCGCTTTCGAGACCGAATATGGAGATATTACCGGGATCTTCCCCGGCTCTCGTCGCTCCAGTATTACCCGATATTCGGCGTTCATGTTCAAAGACCATCCTTATCAATAAGTTTGCAGTATCCCGATGGTTTAATGCACACTCCGTCTGGATGAAAACCACAAGAAAAATCGCGAATGTTTGACGGATTGCACAAATCATACGTCATACATTTAAACGCTTGCCACGCCATACACCCCTCTTCAATACATGGTTTGAAACCATTTCTCGGACACAACTTTTTCATATTCTCCTCCGTATATAATCCCGATACTCCGGTTCCGGTTTAATCGGGCATTCTTTGTCGTTACTGGATTGGCAGCACCTACCGTTATCGGTTCCACACCGATAGGTTCCCGCCATACTCATTCTGTATAATGGACATGTACTCATTTCTTTCTCCGTTTTCCAAACCATAGTTGCGTCTGACCGTTCGGCAAGATTGGTTTTTTCTTTTTATCAACCACTCTCTTTTTAAGACTTAAAACTTGTTTTGCTTTAACAACCACGCTCTTTTGAGGAGCGGGGATCGGTTTTATCACCTTTGGTTTCGGAGGGTTCTCTTTCATCCACCGGACCGGGCACACCTTCATATCAGCAACCCATTTGTTGATGTTTGAACAGAACGCTCCCAACTGCACAACCGACTTCCCCAACCCCCTTGGCTTGTAAATCCCGGTTACCGGGTTCCGTTCAATCTTGGTATGCGGGCGATGTGTTGTTTCGTGTGAGCAGTGCCGGCACTTATCGCCAAACATTGGGCAGGTCTCGATGGTGATCGTCATCCTTTCAGCAATTCCCGAACTTCGTCAAACGCCATCGCCCGCCCGGAATGGTATCCTGCGTGCCAGTCGGTATTTGCGTCCCTGGACTGTTGTTCGGCTTTGAGTTTCTTATCTGTCAATACAGAACTTAAATTATCGGGAAATGATTTTGAAACTGTTGTTATGCACATCTTAAATCCTCCCGAAAAGATCTAATTTTATCATGGCGGTAAGTGCCTCCACCAACAATAATCTTGTTCTGATTCCAATTCAATAAATAAGTCTTGGTGACAAAGCGCTGCCATTAACGCCAATATAACAAACAACACCACCATACTACCATAAAATCCCGGAATACCAAACGCTTCTTTTGCTGCACAGATTAAACAACAAACGGCTAATAATAAAAACGTCCACGAAACGAAAATTCCAAACGAAAATACTTTTACCATACTCAAATCCTCCCGAAAACCAGACTACCAAACTTTGGACAGTCACAATACAAGTTCAGAAAACGATCCCTAAACGTTACGGGTTTGCCGGTGTGCCAGCACCCGGATTCGTCAAAATACTTACATTTACTGCATTGCTCAAAGTCAAACATTCGGCACCTTCTGGGGGACCCCCACTTTCCAACACGCTGCCGTCACACGCCCGGGTCCGTGCTTTTTCGGACAGTTTGTGGTTGTCGTGCAAAGAGTTTTCATGTAGTCCTCCTGCAAGAACGGGCACTTTCTAAAACGATTCATAACTATAAGTAGGATTAAAGAGTATAAAAAAGGATTGATTTAGAATTACAACCTTTTATTTTTGAGATCGCTCCGGTTTTTCCGGTTTTCCGTATATTTTAATCCTTTCGCCGATATCCGTCTGCCTGGTTGAAGTGCTGGAAATATTGACATATCCCTTGGGATATTTGTTTTCCCGAACTGCCTGTTCGACGGTCTATAAGTCCGTCCCTTGATTTCCGACATAAAAGAGTATGAGGTTGGAGGAGTATTTAAAGGTTTTTGGGATTTCCCAATTCCTCTAATATCATCATTCCAACAATGGTATTTATAAGTGCAATATCGGAAGGATCTTTTTCCCAACGGCGCAATGCTTCCGATATCATTTTTTGATATTGCTCATCTGAAACTATTTTCGCGCTTCACAACCTCAACATTGCTTGCGCTTCTTTCTTTGTTAATTGGTGCGTCCACTCGCGGAACTTTGAAATTCCAAACGTTGTGGCTTCTTCGGTTGCCAACCACAACTTTTCTTTATCGAACTTTTCAGGAAACGATGCCACAGTTAATTCTGGGATTTGGCTTCCGAAATCATCAAACGCCATTACACGACCGTTGGTAAAAATATAAAACTCATCACAATGAAAGGTCATGCTTCACCCCATCCTTTTAGAATTGCCTTCATTTCATCAATATCTTGTTTCACAGTAAATATTCCGATATAATGTTCTTCCATAACCGGAATGGTGTGCCCTGCGGATTTTGATATTTTTAAAAGTTTCTCTGGATAACATTCACACAACCACGACAAAAAACTTTTGCGGTACATTTTTGGCATTATGCCTTTATCTTCTTCTGGAAGTTTTGCTTTCCTTGCGGCCAGCCGCAATGTTGTAATCATTGATTGACGGAACGGAATTTTTTTGATGTGTTTGAACAAATCTTCTACTGACTTACATCCTTCTATAGTAAGCGGTATTGTTCTTTCTTTATAAACCGCCTTTACTTTTGTCGCTGCCTGTGTAGGAAGATCAATACATCGCTCAACCCCATGATAACATTCTGGGTGTCGCAACAGAAACTGTAACTCCGGCAACCGCATGTATGTATGTAAAAGTGATTTTGTAATTATGCGATAGTCTGCATTCAACCATTCATTTAATTTTTCATTATCAAGCGGAGTTAGAATCCGGCACCCATCTTTTATAATTGCTCTTGCCATTTCATCACCTTGTCAAATGTATGGTGTTTGACAATATAAACCCATCGGTGTTTGACAATGATATTTTACAAGCCACCTTTTTTAAAAGATTTCTACGACCTTAATATTGTCAGGCTATCCTAGCCCGACAGTACCAACCAATCTCCACACGAAACGCCACTTGCCCAAAAAGTACGCGTTGCAAATGGCATCTCAAATCCAATTAGGCATTGAGTTTAGTATTCAAACACCAACAACACAAATAGTAACAATTGTGAATTAGGCATTGAACGAAAACCCCAACTTAGGCATCGAACCAAAATCCCCACTTAGGCATTTCCCCAAACCCCCCTACTTAGGCATCGACATCTCTTAGGCATTTACCCCCAGGATGCCCGGGGCGCGGGCATTGGTCGGGATCTCCTAGAGATCTCTATGAGACGCCCCCCAGGAGCAGCCGGTCCGCGAGACCCAGATGATCGCCCCAGCAGGAGCCGCACACTATTACATCAAGCCCGCGGAACCGCAGCCACACATACATAAGACCCAGCTGATCACCCAGGTATCAAGGCAACTATACTTTAATTAAAACAAGACTGGTTGTCTTAGGCATTGAGTTGCTGGACCCCGGGCACCAGGGGTTCTAGAAATCTCTAGGAAACGTGCTACGAAAATTCAGTTTCGTTGTACTTGTTGCTACGAAAGTTAAAAATCGTAGCACTTGTTGTTACGAGATTTTTTGTTTGTTTTACTTGTTGCTACAAAAATCTGGTTTTGTCGCAAGTCCTAAATTTCCAAAATAATATACATATTTTTCCTGATAACGTCATAGAGATTTCATAGAGATTGTAAATTTTTCCAAATTTTCCGATTTTTCTGAAATTTCAGATTGATCGGAAAAATACTCCAAAAAACGCTCCCGGCAGCACTTTTTTCGATTTTTTTGGAAAAAACCCATTTCTAGCAAATTTCTAGGAAATAGGCTAGCGTATACCCCCGTTTTGACCATAATAGCGGAAAATGAGGTTTTAGGTCACTTTTAGACCTTTCCGGGATATGGCAAAAAGCAACAATTTTTTTTTGTATACATTTTATGATTTTACCGATATAACCCAAAATCAAAAATACAAAATTTAGAAAAGGACCCGACCCCCAGGATCAAGGCACCCCTTAACAGAATTGAATAGGATTAAAGAGGAAAGTATATATAGAAATGAGATAGAGAGATAGATAACCCCAAAAAGGGTTAAGGAGAAAAGGAATGTCAGAAAACACAACATCAGAAACCAAGAGCGTAAAGAACGTTGAACACACCCACACCCTTCAGTCAATGATCAGGACACGTCACAAGGTAGAGAACATAATTATGATCTCGTTACTTGCCGCCGCGCTATCTGTATTCATATACTGGATTATTCATTAATTTTTTCCCCTTTTTGAAATCACCCCGGACCGCACCCGGGAGGGGATATCCCCCACAAGGGGAAAGGTGAAACAAAAATGTCAGAAGCACAAACAGAACCAATCTATGAGGGAATGATGCTCCCAGCAGGGCTGTCACTCCCAACCGTACATATAGATGAATACCCTGATATCCCGGAAGAGGCTATCAACGAGACCCCCGCAGCGCCCGAGATCAAGGCAACCCTCACACCGGAAGCAACTATAACACAAGTCCTAAAATGTGTTATGACCGCCAGCCAGTACCACGAGATCTCAAAATCTCTTGCATCACTTGTACCTGAGTGCAGGATGCATATCTCAGTACTCGGACTGAAGGTATTAGCTGTTGACAACGCTAATGTCGCGATGGTCCTCTATGATCAGTATGCCAATTCGTTTGAGACCTTCGAGACAGCGACTCAGAAGGACATCGGGATTGACATAAAGAAATGGTTGACCTTTGGAAAGAACGTACAGAAAAAATCCTTTGTGTGTTTTGACGTGATGGAACGCCAAGAGCCCCCAACGAAAGAGGGTAAACCGGGCGCCATATCACACAGGTACACCCTCAGCAGTGGAGGGACCGTTCAAACGTTCACAGGACTTGATACAAACACAATCCGCAGGGACCCGAACCCGCCGACCATCACATTAAACACGTCTTTTCTAATTCACGCGGGGACCTTCATAGAGGCTATCAAGACCTGTAAGACTGTCAGCGATAAGATAGAGTTCTCATATGATGGCAAGGACAACCTGACAGCAATAGCCCAGGGTGACACCGATAAGATGGTGAAACAAATTTTGTTTAACCAGTCAATCGGACCCGCGTTCAATTCGTTATTCTCTCTGGATTATCTGGTTGACATCGCCAAGGCGATCCAGAACAAAAAGGAGGTTCTGGAAGTATCATTCAATACTGATCGCCCCATCAGGATAAAACTGGTGAACTCAGAACGGGAAATCGTCTTTCTGCTAGCCCCCCGGATTCAGGCGGATTGAAATGGAAACCTCTAAACTTTTTGTTGATCGGGACATCTATACTGGAGTTGTAACTATATCCCGTAAAATTGATATGGGCCCGAAAGTTTCGGTATGGATTTATGCCAACGAACTAGATGGATTTATCAAAAATATAAATTCATTCAAACCATCACCCATCATTGAGGTGGATTAAATGGTATCAAGGAAACAATGGGCAGAAAGACAGGAAACGATTAATTGTTTCATATCAGAAGCACAAGCCGTCGGATCTCCTTTATCCGTAAGCGATATTGAAAATATTTGCGATAAACTTCACAGATATGAAACATCGCTTCACAGGATATCAGAAATACAATGTTGTATTGAGATGTCTGAAAAAGAGACCAAAAGACTTGATGAAAAAGAAGAGCGGATAAATCAGAAAGTTCGAGACATCGCGGAACTGTTAAGATTTAAGGTGAGGTTCCAGGGAGACCCCCGCGGAGGCGCCATAAGGTTTATCCTCCCGTCAGGAAGATCAAACGGATGGGACCTCGAGACATGGGGAATTTATTGGTGATAGGCTATGTCAAACCACGAACAAATCAAAAAGTTATGGCAACCACGGGGACCCCTCCGAACATCGGAATTTAAGAGCCCCACAGGACTAAACGAAGAATTGAGACAGGTAACCGGATATCAACCCGCAAGAGTTGTAAGGTTCTGGAGGTAAGAGAAAATGAGAACACACCCCACAAAAAAAGATTATGAAGACTGGTTAAACGATCTTGAAGCACCAGATAACGATCTCAAATCAAATGGAGGATTGATCCCAGACGGCGCAAAATATGGGACGTGGATGAAACACCACGACCCAATCGCGTTTAATGTTGGATTTAACGAGTATGAACGCGAGGTAAGATAAAATGGATGAAGTTATCCCGACCACTCTAAAAAACTGGTTATCGTGGCACTCAGATGCCGGATATCAAGGCAAGATAGATTATATCCGGATATACACCACCCCGGAAAATAACGAGATGTTTTTTTTGCGACACATTGAAGAACATAAAAAAATCCGCACCGGAGGTATTCATAAAATTGAATATTCGATTATAACTCAGATCCCCGGATCGTGGAACGCAAACACCAGCTGGAAGCCGGAGAACTATTCATTTTGTAAAACCCTTATGGCATCACACCAGGTTATAAACCTACATTCCTGTGAAGCCGGCACCATTGAAACCGCGCTTAATTTATTCCTGATTAAAAAGGGGATAAAATTACATTTGGAATATTACGCCCGGAACGATTCAGATTTTACAAACGAAAAGTTAAACGGATATCACCCAGAATCAATTTATCTGCGATTTTTCGTTAAAGATAAACTGTTTGAATCATCTTGTACACATATACCCAATGCTGACTGTACACGGTATTTGTCACACGACCCGCGAGGGTATAACGTAAAAGCGCTGTTAATGGAAGCATACCCAGTGCCGGCACCAATTATAACAGGCTGTCAGCAACCCGCAGCAGTGGAGGCTTAAGATGGTTAATTGTTATTCAAAAGAGTATTTAGATACTCATGATATTATCGACAAATCGTTTTTTACCGGAGGATCAACAGACGCAAAAAAAGAGCGGGATATTTTAGCCCGACAGTTAAGAAAAGATGGTTATAAAGTAACCTGTAAAAAGTGGTCTTTTCCGGATATGGGCACAAAAGACAACTATACCCTTTATGCAGTAAAAGAAATCAAAAAGGAGATCATATAATGTTGTGCCCAAAATGTAATAACCCCGGCGTCAAAAACGGAACCGTACACCTCCGGACCGCAGGAAAGCCACACACACACCAGCGCTATAAGTGCTCTGGTTGTTTTTACACGTGGAGAGCCCAGGAGGTGATCAAAAATGGACCCATATGATGTTTATAACTCCGTTAATGAAATAATGTGCAAAAAATGCAACCCCGCACAATTTAGAGAATGTAAAGACCAGATAGAAGATCTCCGATGTAGGAATATGATCCACTGTATGAAATTACTAATAGAGATCAGATACCTACAATACCCCACGAAAATTATCAAAAAGAGGGAGACGATCAAGGCATGATATACCCCAATATGGTAACTTTCGGACCCCACGGATTTTATGGCTCTTATTTCAATTCATTATCAAACAAGGCCATAAACTCTTTTTGCCGCAAGTGCCCGGATAACGGAGAATGCGAATTGACCAACGGTAGTATGATAACCGACGGAATAGGGAAATTCCTTGACCGCGAATATCTACAGGAGAACTTTTAAAATGAAATTTAAATGTCGATGGTGCGGGAAAGAAATTGAGATACCGCAATCAGAGCGGGCTAAACACGGTGATAAGAGATTTGATAATCATGAAGCAGAATGTTTCAAGGAAAAACATGGAGATATGATATCCTTTATGAATGAGGGATGTAGTGAAGTATGTTTTCCAGATGATGTTTTTACCGACAAAGGGGAGAACGTCACAGAAATAATCCGGAGACTGCAAGCACAACTCGGAAGGATACCAACAGAGAGCGAGACCATGGTGGAGATGGTGCACGCTCGCGCAATAAGGGGGGCAATGAAATTATGATCCCCGGTCTTTACTCCACACCTTTTTTTATTTTTTCTAATTCTGATGTTGATATGATCAGAATAGGGAACTGCGAGATGTACAAAGAGGATATAGCCCCCAGCGCCCCGGATTATCCCGAACTTCACATAACAGTCAGGACCGCTGAGATCGCGCAGGAGGGAAACCAAAAAATCGCTTATTGCACGTTTTAAACCCCTCTTTTGCACGTACCCTATATATCATACACTTTTTTACACTTTCAACCCCCCGGGAGCCCCAGCGCCCCGCCGCGAGGCACCCGGACCGATGGCACAACCAATCTGTCAGGATATTCGTTTATCCACCTCACTATCTATCTCTGACAATCGATATACCCCCAGCGCACCAATACTAACCTATGCAAATGATCCGCAATGACTCCGAGATAGGTACACACCCGGACGAGCAGACAGATACAAGATGTTTCACCTTATACCCTGTCATATCTTCAATCAGGGACCCGCGCCCGAACAGGACCGCGAGCCCCGACCCCACGGCAGCGCCCCGCCCCAGACCAGGGCGACGGTCGCCCGGGGGTTCAATGCCTAACAGTTTCAAATGCCTAAGGGAAGTCAATGCCTAAGATGATCGCTTAGGCATTGATAAAAATCCCAGATAAATCTCCAATGCCTAACCTCACAAACAAAACCTTTTTTGTGAATGCCTAACCTTTAAATATTAACCATTACTATTTACCTTTCATGCCTAAGTCAGACTTCAGAAAGATCCAACCAAAAGCACAGCAAGTAAAGAGTATCAACACCACCCTGGCGAAAACCCGTGCAGCCGGTTACGACACTCATGCACACGTTGACTCCCGTTTAACCCGCAGTGAAAACCTCCGGAACATCCAGAAACTCACGGGCACCGGCACCCGGCACCGCGGGCTTGAAGAGTTCCAGCAACAGACAGCCGAAGCGAAACGCGCCCGGGCACTCCGGAAACAACCACTACGACAGACCTCAGTTAGTAACGAACACTTTGATTTGATGTATCAGGCAATGCGCCCGGGCAAACGGTTCTCGGCTTCGGGACATCGCTATTACGAGCGGCGCAGCAACAGGACTGATAAAAATCCATCGTTACGGATTTAACAATACTTTTTTTATTGTAAGACCCAAAGATTTTGCTTTTTGTCTCACATTACAATTTGATCTGTTGTTTAGATACGGAAGAATTTCTTTCAATGGAAATTTACCATAATATCTCTGTAAAGTATCTATTTCATCGTCTGACCAATAATGAGGGGATTTTTGTTTGTTTTCCAACTCTTGTATGATTGCCATATGTTTGTATATGTTGTGAGGTTATATAAAGTTTGTTGTGAAAAAGATACTTTTTTATACTTTACCACCAATTAAGGTTTTAATGAACGGTGTATGTGTTTTTGTGTTAAAACCAACCAATCTTGTTTTTGAATCAAGAGAAAAATCTCTTAATGTAGTTAATGTAGTAAATGTAGAAAATTAACATAATTCACATACCCTATATAATTTAACGTCGCGTATACGACGTTAAATTAAAGGGTCTGTAAACAACAAACACTAGGTGAATTTAGTGCGTTTACGCAACTTACTCACTTATGTCTTTTAAAAAGAGTTACTTTTGTTTAATGATAACCATTGTTGGTTTATCATTTCCGGGTTTGGTTACACAGTGACAAACGATTTCTCCAGATTCCACAAGTGTCGCAAGAGCCTGATCTAAGTCTTTTTTGCCCAAATGTGTTTGTCTGAGCACCTTTGTCCGGTCCGCAACACCTCCAAAATGGTTTATTGCCTTCATCACAATCACTTGGTGGTTCTTAATATCAAGACTATTGCATAGATCATATACGTACATAGTACGTGGTATTAAGTACTGCTCTACGATCTTGACTGCCATCTTTGCGTGTTTGTCTGGGATTTGAACTTTGATTGGATATGAAACGGCATTCAACACCTGGTGCTGGAACGATTTATCAAAAAAAGACAGAATGGTTGCTATTTTGTATGCGTGAACGAACCCCCGCGAAATTGCGGTCCTGAACGATTCATCTTCTTTTTCAAGTCTATCAGAAGTTATCTTTATTTTCCAATCTTCAATTATATCGCACACACCAAAAACAATACTATCGTTTTGAAGAGGAGATAGAGATTCTCGTAACTTTTTTATATCGTTGTTTATTCCTGCCAAGATTTGTTTATCCGTTTCAGATACATTTTCATTTTTGCGTGGTTGTCCACCTTGCCCCCAGAACCACATCAGTCTCGGGAAGAACCCGGATGAAAACAGCCTGGCGCTGGCAACCTGTTCGATATCTTTGGTTGTCGTATTGAATAACAACGACATAAACGGAAATGGACACTCCCATTTGAATTGTTCTCCGTTTTTAGACCGTTTGGAGAGCGTTCTACTAACCACGGTCCCATCGTAAATAGTACATAATGTCCCAAGAATGTGGGCGTTCCACGTTGTAATTTCGTCAAAAAAGCCACCACAATCGTCATAGTGCCAGAACGTATTATATGTGTCACTTAACCCCTGGATTAATGCGGGTTGACTGAACGTTCCCGTAATAACGTTTGTAGAGTAACATTTTGCTATCGGTTCTTCATAAATTATAGAATGTTGGAACGCTTTGACTGCCATATTGCACGCTACAGACTTACCACTGATAGTTGTCTGACCGACAACCATTGCAAACACGTTGGGGTAAATGCTGACCATTCCGACTTCGGCAACGGCTTTTCTGCCAATTGCCATTGAAGCAAGTGATAATAACGCGGCAAAATGAAACTCGTCTAATGAATATGAAACCCGCTTTCCAAAATCCATATACTCTTTAAAAATACCGTCGGTTAACTTTGGAAACGCCGGAAGCAAACATCTCTTTTTCGCCTCTTCAATTTCGGTTTTTAGTTCTGATTCCGGTTTTGGTGTGAGTAATGTTTTTGTAATGGTTGCGCCGTGCTCAATGCTCTTTTCATATTCGGTTTTAACCCCAAGTTGATTGGCAGCTTCTTTCAAGGCTTTAATTACATCCCCGCCACATTCAAAATGGCAGAACATATCAAAAGCGTCGTGGCTTTTTGAACTGTCAAACGGTTCGGACCCGTGATGTGAGAACATCCGGTTCTCTTGCGGGAAGATGTGAACTCCAGCAAGTCCGGTTGTACTGAACGGAGAAAGATACCGAGTAGGTGAAACTTTTTTATATCCGTTCCGTTCCAGAATAGAAGTTACAGATACGAACTCGTTAAATTTTTGAATTATATTATCGTTAGAAGAGTTGGTCGACGTTGTCTTTGATTTAGGTGGCGAAACTTTAATTTTTATCCACGGACAGGCGTTTACCAATTGTGGTCGGAACACACCCCATTCCGCCCAAATAGACAACAACTCTTTCGGTAGTGGGGGGATTTTGGTTGTAGGTTCTACAATCCATTCATACGGTTGGTGCGTGTCCGGGTGAATTGATGGCGGCAACACATCCTGAACCATCCCACCACGCAACTCAAAGACAGTGTGGGTTTTGGTCGGATCGTCTTTATCTTCCCACGACAACTTTTTGGTTGATAGTTCTATTATAGGGGGAGCTGAGAAGATTGCTTTGTCGTGCCCGGGTCTCCCTTTTATCCGGGGCGCACCTTTAAAAAGAATATCATATTCAATTCCAAACTCTTTTAAAAGCAGTTTTGTTTCGGTTATATTATCAATATCAACCACAACAAGATTGGACGGTGCGAGCAATACACCCATATTATCAGACGTGTGCGTTTTCCAATACTCCGGTTTGGCAGTGTTCTCAACAGTGTTCCACCCGGGTGTTTTCGGTCCTTTTGTTCCGGGAGGTATTGGAACCAGATACCAGTTGAGTGATTGATATTGTTGTGCAGCTTCAAACGTAGATATCAAAGATATCACACCTTCCAGATGAGATTGTTGATCGCATTTGAAATATCAATTTTATTACTTTTCCGACTATTGTATGATTTACACAAGGCTTGTGTATTCCCGTAAGTAAGATCCCATCCTTTTGAGTAGGGGAGAATATGATCTTTCACAGGTTTAAAATTAGAAGCAAATTCTATCCCGCACCCGTTACACCGATTGTTTTGCATCTTTAGAATTTTAAGCCACTGTCTGTTTGTAATTGTTCGAACCGGCTTGTTGTGAATTCTAATCCATGTTGACAACCTGGTTGTAGGGGCGCCGTTCCGGCATGAAAGATATTTACTAAAACAGTCGGTGCATATATGATAAGGTCCTGCCAGTTTGTTTGGAGGTTGATATTCATATTTAAATTTTAAAATGCTACACACATCACACCGGGTTAACTCGGGGGTTTGTTCGATCTTCGGGGGTGTTGGAAGTATCAAGCCGGATTCTAAGTAATTAGATATTTTTTTTATTTCCGAATATCGAACGTTTTTGCGCGAGGCACCGTTCCGAACCCCTCTTATTATTTTTGTGGACACTCCGGTTTTTTTTGAAATGTGCGACAAACGACGGTCCAATAACATTTTTTGTATTTGTTTCAGAGTAAGCATAGTACACCATCAAGTCTTTCTGCTTTCGATATAATCAGAAATCTTTGCTACGGATTTATATTCAACATTTCCAGAACACCTATTCGCTATTCTCCACACAGTAATATATCCAACACCGCTTTTTCTAGAAACTTCTTTTAATTTTCTATCTTGGAGCGCGGTTACAATTTCTTCAAGACTGAGCATAGTGTATTTGTTAATCGGGCAAACATAATAAAGTTTCTTAAAAGAAAAGAAAAGCATATCAATAGAAATAAATACTCCCCCAATCAATACTAGTGTGTAAAGCGGGTTTCCCGCCGAACAAAACAACCAAACCAAACCAAATCAAACCAAAACAGATGTGAACCATGATCGATCTCAAATCAATCAGTAAAAGTTCGCCGAAACCGGCACGGATAACCATTTACGGTCCGTCCGGGATTGGCAAAACTACTTTTGCCGCAAACGCGCCGGACCCGATATTCATCCTGACCGAAGACGGTCTGGGCGATATCGAAGTCCCGGCGTTTCCGCTATCAACTTCGTATGACGAAGTAATGGAAGCGCTGGCAACGTTAGGAAAAGAAGACCACAAGTTCAAGACGGTTGTAATTGATTCTCTCGACTGGCTCGAACCGCTTGTCTGGCAGGCAACCTGCAAACGACTTGGAGTAACCAGCATCGAAGCCCCCGGGTATGGGAAAGGGTATGTTGAAGCCTCAACAGAATGGAAAGACTTTTTCAAGTACCTGACTGCACTCCGCGACTTCAAGAAAATGACAGTCATTATGATTGCCCACGGCGCAATTACCCGGGTTGAAGACCCGATCCATCCGGCATACGACACGCACGGACTGAAACTCCAGAAACGGGCTGCCGCAATTGCCGAAGAGTATTCGGATATTGTCGGGTTTGCTGCGTTAAAGACGCTGCTGAAAACCGAAGACGCCGGGTTCGGAGAGAAACGCAACCGCGCCATTTCCACCGGAGAACGGGTGTTATACTTGTCCGGAAACCCCGGGTATACGGCAAAGAACCGATACAACACGCCAGAAAGCGTACCGTTAAACTGGACTGAATTTGAAAAATATTTACCAAAAGGAGGAAACTAAAATGGCTAAACTGAATTTTGATGCCGGATCTGTCGAACCCATTGGTTCGTTTGACCCGCTACCCGTGGGATCGTATCTGGTTGTCATTGACGCAACCGAAAAGAAAGACGCAAAGACCGGAAAAGGACAATACCTTCAACTCACATACAATGTGGTTGACGGCGAATATCACGGGAGGAAGGTGTTCGACCGCCTTAACATCGTTAACGAGAACACCCAAGCGCAAGAGATTGCTCAGCGGGCGTTATCGGCTATCTGCCGTGCCGTTGGTGTAATGCATCCAACCGATTCCGACCAGTTGAAAGACATTCCGTTTGTGGTGAAGGTGGGCATCCGCGCCGCGTCTGGAGAGTTCCAGGCAAGCAATATCGTCAAGGGGTATATGCGAGCCGACGGCAAACCACTAACCGATACGGTCCCGACCTCCGCCCCTGCCTCCGCACCGTCCCAGAAGAAAAAACCCTGGGAGAAATAATTTTTTATGCCAGCACTGCCGCCAGAACCGAATAAAACCATCGATTTGCTTTATAAAAAGTACGAAGAGCGAAACGGCGATTGGAGACGTCCGCATCTCGGGGCGTCTCTGATTGGAAAACCGTGCAAGCGCGAAGTCTGGTATAACTTCCGATGGTGTTTAAACCCGAACTTTTCCGGGCGAATTTTGAGACTATTCCAAACCGGATTTCGAGAAGAGGTGCGACTTGTTCAAGATTTGCGCGGTGCGGGTATTACCGTATACGACCGCGACCCGGAAACTGGCAAACAAATCCGTTACGAAAGTTTCGGGGGACACTATGCCGGAAGTCTGGACGGTATGGGGGTTGGATTCCCGGAAGCCGAAAAGTCCTGGCACGTGATCGAAGTAAAAACGGCAAACACCAAGACGTTTAACGCTCTGAAAAAACACGGGGTTGAAAAGACGAAACCGGAACATTACTATCAGACAATGCAGTATATGTCGTGGTCAAAAGCAGACCGGGCGTATTATTTCTGTGTCTGTAAAGAAACCGACGATATATATGCGGAGCGCATCTATTTCGACCAGAAAGTTGCTGATGACTTGGAACTAAAAGCAAATGATATTGTGTTTGCAGATTCCCCGCCCGAGAAGTTAGGAGATTCCGATAAATCGTTCGGGTGCAAGTTCTGTACCTACCGGGGTTTGTGTTGGGACCGAAAGTTACCCGAAGTTAACTGTCGGACGTGTGCTCATTCTGATGTTGTGATTGACGGTGGTTGGAAGTGTTGCCGAGACGGACACATCGTTTCAGTTACACAACAACAGACTGGTTGTAACAACCACATATTCATCCCAAAACTTGTGCCGCTTGAAGTCACCGATGCAGACGAACACAAAGGAACCGTCACGTATGGGACGATAACAAACGGACCGGGTGCGGTGTTAAGTAGGGATTTGAATGTCTGAATGGGCGAGACGACAAAGTTGGGTGAGGAGAAAACAAACCCGTTGGGAACAATATAAAGGATCTCAATTGTGGTATAATTTAAAAGCCGAGGCGCTTAAATTTGCTGGAAACCGTTGTCAGAATAATGAAGAATGTGAACAATATAGATGTAAAAAAACAACACAATTGGAACTTCATCACGACAACTATCCAAATTGCCCAGAAAACGATGCGATCTCAAATGTTAGAATTTTGTGCCGGGATTGTCACGAAAATTTTCATTATCATAACGGCATGTCGGATTGTATCCCTCCATCCATATCATTTATAAAAAGACAAGTAAAAGCAGATGCGGCTAAAAAATTTCTATCCAAATATGAATTTACAACCGATGTGGAGAAACCACAATGATATTACGAGACTATCAAATCCGGGCGATTAAAGACCTGTATCAGTACTGGGAAGACGGTAAAGGGGTTACTCCGATTGTATGTTTACCAACCGGCTCTGGAAAAAGTTTGTTTGTCGCGGAATTTTGCAAACAAGTCTGTACCGAAACCCCACACGTCCGGATAATGGTTGTAACTCATTCCCGCGAATTGATTTCCCAGAACGAACAGGAATTGAGAACCCACTACCCGGAAGCCAGCACGGGTATTTTTTCTGCGGGATTGGGAAAGTATCAGACCCACGCACAGATTATATTCGCCGGGATTCAATCGGTTTATAAACGGGTGTTCGGGTTTCCGAAGATTGATATTGTTATTATTGATGAGTGTCATTTAATTCCTCGGGAAGCAGAAACCCGATACGGTAGGTTCTTTACCGATTTGCGAATTTTCAATCCGAACGTGGTTATCTGGGGATGCACGGCAACCCCGTTTCGGCTGGATTCCGGGTTGTTACACGAAGGTAAAGGAGCGCTGTTTGACGGAATTGCACACTGCACCAACATCAAAACACTTATCGACCAAAAGTATCTGGTCCCACCCATATCAAAAGGCGGGGTAAAGAAGATAGATTTAACCGGGGTGAAAATTCAAGCGGGAGATTACGCTCCCGGCGAACTGGCTCATGCAGCTGACGACCCGGAACTGGTGAGACTTGCGGTTGAAGAGATTGTGCGGTTCGGACAAGACCGCAAAGCGTGGTTGATTTATTGTGCTGGGGTTGAACACGCTGAACACGTTGCAGCCGAGTTTAAAAAACACGGAAAAGACTGTGCTATTGTAACTGGAGATACTCCTAAAGAAGAACGAGATGAAATACTATCCAAATTTAAAACCGGAACGATTCGGTGCGTTGCGAACGTGATGGTTTTAACGACCGGATTCAACGCACCCCGTTGTGATTTGATTGCGCTTCTTATGTCCACAATGAGCACCGGGAAATACGTGCAGATCTGCGGGCGAGGGTTGCGAACGTATCCCGGGAAAGAGAACTGTCTGGTTCTGGACTTTGGCGGCAATATTTTAAGGCACGGTCCAATTGACGAAATAGATCCCGTTCGTAAAAAGAACGTGTTTTGTGTAGAAAAGAAACCACCCCCACAAAAGGAATGCCCACAATGCCACGCTATTGTGCCTGCAAGGACTTCTGTTTGTATTTGTGGGTACTTCTTTCCAGTAACCGCTCCGCATGGCACAGAAGCGTATTCTGGCGCAGTACTGTCAAACCAACAAACCGTTGCAATAATAGAAGTCAAAGACGTTTGGTATAGCAGACACCAGAAACCGGGCAAACCGGATAGTGTAAAAATCGGATACTTTGATAGTATGGACAAAGAATATCCGATGTGGTTGGCGTTGGATGCTGGGGGATATGCGTCCGATAAAGCGCAGGCACTTGTAAAACAACTGGGTGGGAAATCAACTACCGTAACCGAATCATTGGCAGAGTGTGATTACTGGAAGAAACCAATTGCCATTCAAGTAAAACCAGAAGGCAAATTTACACGAATAACCGGGTTTATATTTGAAAAAGATAAACAAGGAGAACTATGATCCCCACCGAATCTCATGAACAGATTGGTTTTCTAACCTGGTGGAAATATAAGTTTCCGGACGTCCTCATTCTACATATCCCGAACGGAGGTTTCCGGAACGTGGTGACAGCACAAAGGCTAAAGCGTGAGGGTGTGATCCCAGGCGTGCCGGACTTATATGCACCAAAATTTAAAATGTGGATCGAGCTCAAACGGAAAGGCGGTAAGTTGTCAGACGACCAGATAAAGATAATTGACTATCTAAAACGGATTGGTGATACTGTAATTGTAGGTTACGGTGCTGAAGACGCTTCGCGGAAGGTGTTGGATATCCTCAAAACAAACCTTATTTTACCAACAGTTATTTAAACCAACACCAACATACTATTATTTACATGACAACTACTGATAAGACGTATAAGAACAGGTTTGGGAACTTCAAAGCGGGTGTGTGCCCATATTGTTCGTCACGGAACGTCAAACTTGACGAGATTGTTCCTGGACGGCGATGGGTTGGAAAGTGTTTGGATTGTGGCGCGGTGAATAACTACACGAACAAAAACTGTAAGGAGTGGTTAGAAAATGAAGTTTGAAAATATTGAAGTATCCGGGATAACTGATGTAACAATCAACCGGAAAGCCCACTATCACAAAGACGGACCCCTCTGGGTAAAAAACGAGGGACGCGCCGTTAGTCACAACAAGATGATGGAAATCATTAACCACATCAAAGGTGACAACCGGTATAGGTTCTGGATACATTTGAATTTCCTTAATATCGTTCGGAAGTGAGTTGTGGCTCCGACAACCTGTAAGAACATTCCGAGAAACTGGCGGGTCCCGAGGGTTCCGGTCCGGTGCCCGATATGCAGAAAAGGGTTTACGCTGAACGCATCAGAAGCCCGGAAGTATCAGAAATCCGAGACGCAACCGTGCTGTAGCGGGTCGTGCGGGCAGAAGTACGCGAGGGGGAGAAAGAATGTAGAGCCAAAAGAGCAACCGGAGCAGATATGATTCCACTCAATACGATCCAGTGCCGTGATTGCCTTGAGGGGATGCAGGAGATCCCGGATAAGAGCATTGATCTGGTTATTACTGATCCTCCGTATGGGATTGGTGAAAATAATGAACAAAATGTACGCCGGGAAAACCTCGCAAAACCAACAGATTACGGGCATTTTGAATGGGATAAACAACCTGCAGCACAAGAGCACTTCGATGAGATATTCCGCATATCCAAAAATCAGATCATATTCGGCGGGAATTATTTTGAGCTTCCGCCTTCCCCATGCTGGATAGTGTGGGATAAAAATAATACCGGAGATTTTGCCGACTGTGAATTAGCGTGGACTTCGTTTAAATCCGCAGTAAGGAAATTCACCTATAAATGGAATGGAATGTTACAGGAAGATATGCTGCACAAAGAGATCCGTGTCCATCCCACACAAAAACCCGTTAAACTCTTTGAATGGATCATTAAAAACTACGCAAAAGAGGGGGATATAATCTGTGATCCGTTTTTCGGGAGCGGTTCATGCCTCGTTGCGTGTGTAAGAATGGGACACTCGTTTATCGGATTCGAGAAGGAGCAATCATATTTCGATGTAGCACAGATACTCATAAAGAAAGCACAAGAGCAAGGAAAGATCGGGACGTGGTTTGAATGATCAGCGATTTGGTAGTAATAGCAATCTTTACTGGTGCAATAGGGTTCTGCATCGGGTGGTTCGGGGCGTGGGGTGTGCTCGGAGCGTGGTGGGAAGTGAGGGAATGACACCCGAAGAACTAAAAACGATCTTAGAAAATCATTTGAAATGGCTGAATGATGAGCCGGATGGAGAGAAAGCCAACCTGAGTTCCGCCGACCTGAGTTTCGCCAACCTGAGTTCCGCCAACCTGCGTTTCGCCAACCTGAGTTCCGCCAACCTGAGTTCCGCCGACCTGCGTTCCGCCAACCTGAGTTCCGCCAACCTGCGTTTCGCCGACCTGAGTTTCGCCAACCTGAGTTCCGCCAACCTGAGTTCCGCCAACCTGCGTTTCGCCGACCTGAGTTTCGCCAACCTGAGTTCCGCCAACCTGAGTTCCGCCGACCTGCGTTTCGCCAACCTGCGTTTCGCCAACCTGCGTTCCGCCGACCTTGATTTTTCTTCCGGGTTCTCGTTTCAATGTTCATCATTCGGTGCAAAAATCGATATCCGGCTTGGAGCACAGTTAGCCTATCATTTCTGCCGCATGGACACGAATGATCCGGAGGTTCAGGCAGCACAACGGGCGATCAAGGATTTGGCAAACAAGTTTCACCGTGTAAAAGAATGCGGGGAAATTTAAATGAACGACGCACCGTATCACTCGAAGCGCGTACCAGTTACCTGCCCGGTATGCGGAGGAATCAAGACACTCATGCCATCAGAGTACAAGAAGGTAGTGAAAGGGATACGCGGGCGGTGCTGTTCACCGAAATGCGTGGCGATATTGAGAGCACAGAAGCGCAGAGAGGCAAAAGCATGAAAGTACTTATCGCTTGCGAATTTTCGGGCATTGTCCGAGAGGCATTCCATCAGCGCGGACATTCTGCCACAAGCGCGGACATTCTGCCAACTGAGATCCCTGGAGATCATTACCAGGGAGATGTTCGGGATATTCTTAACGATGGGTGGGATCTGATGATTGCCCATCCGCCATGCACGTATCTTTGTGCCGGCGGTCATAACTGGATGAACAGGCGCCCAGAGTGGATACCAAACCGAATAAAAGCACTTGATTTTGTGTGTTCACTCCTTAATGCACCAATTGAAAAGTTAGCCCTTGAAAACCCCATTGGCGTAATATCATCCCAAATTAGGAAACCCGATCAGATTTTGCGAGCATGGCAATTCGGGCACCCTTATAAAAAAGATATTTGTCTCTGGTTGAAAAATCTCCCGAAATTAATTCCTCTCGTAACTGAAAAACCAGAGGACTTAAAAACATTTGATTTTTGGTCAACAAATCGGTTCACAAAAACGGGAGGAAACAAGAAATCAATCACGTTCCAAGGTTTTGCTGATGTAATGGCGGATCAATGGGGTGGAATCGATGGGACATAAAGGATATCGGGCGCGTCGAACGGTGCAGCAACAGTGTAAGGCAGTCCGGCAAGGCAGAGCGAGCCGGTGGACAGCCATGTATCCGGTGGAAGAAGCGATCCGGAAGGCTGGTTTAGCATGACTGACGGCAGCGTATCAAACCCGGCAGCTCGAGCAACAACCGGGCGCAGGAAAGGATTGGCAAAGGCATGGCGCAGTACGGAATGGGTTGAGCAGAAAGCAGTATTCTTAAAAGAGCATCCGTATTGTGAAATGCACATGTTATCAGCGAAGTCCGGTGAAGTGTTGGCAACTATACCGCACCATCCGTTTAAGACTTCGTATAAAGAAGGATACACAGATTTAGAACTCAGCCAGTGTGTAGCGTTGTGCGTAAAGTGCCATTTCGCAACTCATCACGGTATGACACTCTGTAAAACGTGTGCTGAGCATTACCATCCCTGGGACGCACCGGAATGTAAACGGTGTAACGACAAACGGCATCCAGAGCTCGTAGTGAAGCGGGAAGCAGCCAGGGCAGAGCATGACAAGGCATTGAGAGAGAAGAAAGCAATGCAGGCACAAAAGCGGAAAGAGCAGAAAAGCAAATCGCGGTGTAAGTTCTTCGGTGCCGGGCAGAAGTGCCGGTTCCGGGCAGGTGCAAAGTGTCCACATGCACCTACTAAGGCGCCGGTGAATTGTGTGGACTTTGAAGCGAAGAAAGGAGTAAAAAAATGACACTCAAAAAACCAGAATGTTGTGAAGGGTGTTTCTATAACTATGAATGGAAACGGTGCGAGTTGGGGATTGATACGCCACACACAACAGATCATGTCTGTGATAACGTCTGTCAAAGTAAAGGCGAGTGCCTATTCCACAATCCAAACGAGGTAACGGTATGACCGAAATTATTTTCACGACCCGGCAACAGGTGATCAACTTCCTGAAATCCCGCAATCAAGAAGATTGTGAGATCAGATGGACATGCCCGGAATGTAAGACTGTCAATTTGGGCGCGTATTATTCTCACTCATCACCATGCGGGGGGTGTAAGGAGTTTGTATTCCCGCGCCTGAATCCGGCAAAACTTCTTGAAGATGCCAGCGAGGTCGCAGAACTCGTAAAGTACCGAAGCTCTCTGCTTGACCGGATTGAACGGAAAAAAGAGATCGCCTCTGATCTTCGCTCGGAGTTGGCAGATGAAGAAAGTGAGATCCGCGAATTAAAAGATGAGTTGCGGCAACTCGAAAAATGCAAGGTTGAACAGGTAAAGTGGTGAATGAATGAAAGTCAGAAACAAGGAAACAAACGAGATTTTCGAGGATGTTGGTAGTTTCGTCCTTGACGCTCAAAAAAGGTACAAGCGGATGGAAGATTTGATTTTTTGCGATATTGAGTGCATGTTACAAGATCCAGAGGACGAAAACTGTTATTATGTGCTTGATGAATGCGGGAACTGGTCTTATTTCCCGACAGATCTCTATGAGGTAGTGGAATGAACGTCTGTCCACTTACAAAAACAGAGTGTATCAAGTGTACTCCAATGGAGATATCTCGTGAAACACTGTGCTTATTCTTCAAACATGCAAAAACTATCGAAAGAATGCGAAAATGCCCGTATGGGCGGGACGTGAAACGATGACCGACAAGCAAGAACCGGAATACATCATCAGAGAGGAGGATCTATCATGCCTTTCGGATTATATCGAAGCGGCATTGGTGGGGGATGAATCAAAAGTAAGACTTCGGGAACTATTCAATCAGGAATTTTCGGTAATACGATCCCGTCAATATCATCCCGCACCGGAACAAAACACTACAATCGAAAAACCAGTTGGATTTTTCGTTTCATTACATCAATGGGGATTATTGCGTTCTCCAAGTATCTCTGAAGAAAGGAAGATTGAACTTGCCAATGAGATCACCCGAAATCAGAAGTGTGTCGATTGTCCAAATGAAAGTAGGATCCGGCAATCCGAGCGGGAGAAAGCGTTTGAAGAACTAAAGGACGATTTAAAAACCCGATTTATAGCATCAAGTAATCAATGGTCAAAAGGTCGGAACTCTGGATTGATTGAATGTTGTAACATAATTGATGAATCCCTGCGGAAGGTGGAGTAAATGAACCTATCAGAATGTGTAAGAATACACAGGATGCGATTAACGGCACTATTGAACCAGTATGCTGAAGGAAAAATCTCACACCAGAAAATGTATGCGATATTACGCAGATGGGAGAGAGAGATATGAAAAAGAAACACAGAGAAGCGATGATCGCTATGGGAATCGAAGTCGAGACAGGAGAGGGGGCGACGGCAGAATGAGGATCATCTACGAGCCCCGGGGCCGTGCTCTGGAGTATGCCCCGCTCGCGGTCTCCCTGTATCGCGGCTGCCCGCATGGGTGCACGTACTGCTTCGTGCCGGAAAGCACAAAAACGGACCGCGAGAAGTTTCTGCAACCTTATCCACGAAAGGATGCGCTCTCACTCTTGAGGAAAGACTGTGAAGAACTGGTGCGGGCCGGGGATACGCGCGAAATTCTCATGAGTTTTACGACCGATCCATACCAACCGCTCGACGTTGACCACAAACTCACGCGATCGGCGATCCAGATCCTGATCGATTATTCCCGCCCATTTACCATCCTGACAAAAGGTGGACTGCGAAGCACGCGAGATTTTGATCTCCTTGTCACCCGCCCGGACCTTTGCCGGTATGCGACGACACTCACATGCAGCAATATAAATACCGAAGCAAAGTGGGAACCGTTTGCAGCAACATACAAGCAACGGCTCGACGCCCTAATAGAAGCCCACAAGCGAGGGATTAGGACATGGGTAAGCATCGAACCGGTAATCGATCCCGAACAATCCCTCGCGCTTATCAGTATGACACACGCCCTCGGTTGTGTCGATCTCTACCGTATCGGTACGCTGAATCATGAGACGTTACCATACCCTAAGCAATCACTTTATGAATTCGTAAAAAAGGTTAAACTGATCCTCGAAGATACCGATCACATTTTCAAGAAAGACCTCCAGCCGTACCTGAAGACAGCGGGGGTGCCAGATTGAGCCAGCGGACGCTCGAAGGAAAAACCGATTGCCGGAAAGAAACGAGGGGGGCAATCCGGATCCGGATGTCTCCAGCTGCAAAAGAGGAGTTCCCGGAAATCTGTGACGGCATAAAAGAAGTTCATCGAAAATACCCATGCATCAAGATCTCGGTGAATGGGAAGAAATTACATGAGGAACCGAAAGATTTCAATAAAACCATGGAGGCATCATGAAACCCGACCCCCTCACCTGCATCGTCTGCGGCGCAAAGATCCCCTGCATAACAGAACGGAAACTCGCAATCAATGATATCACTCCCGATAGTGATGATTTTTCCCGGTTGGATCTCTCTATTGAAACCGGAGATTTAATTTGTATTTATCGTGGAGAGAATGTAATATCTGAACAGGGCATCCGGCAATCCGAGCGGGAGAAAGTGCTGGATGAATTACGAGATTGGTCATACACTATAATGGTGAATAACTGTGCATTGGCAGCGATGGCAATGAGGGATAAGATAGAATCCCTGCGGAAGGTGGAGTAAATGAACCTATCAGAATGTGTAAGAATACACAGGATGCGATTAACGGCACTATTGAACCAGTATGCTGAAGGAAAAATCTCACACCAGAAAATGTATGCGATATTACGCAGATGGGAGAGAGAGATATGAAAAAGAAACACAGAGAAGCGATGATCGCTTATGGATTGAAGATCGCGGCACATGAAGAGCTGCTCCGGCGGCACAAGATATGTCTTGATGTACACAATGTGCGGTTTGGGGATGCAAAGGTTGCTTACAACTCTTGCATGACGAGGCTTGCGGTGCACGATGAAGAAATTGAAGCACTATCAGAAGATGATCCGCTTGAAATCGGATACAGACAAGACATGTTCCAGAGAGTGAAGGTTCTGGAAGGTATGATGGTTCCGAAAGAAGGTCAGGCAGCTCGAAGGTTTTGGCAAATTCCCGATCAGCGATTCGTGATATTAGAACAACAGATCAAAACGATTGAAGGCATCTTGAATAACACTCCATTCAGTTCGGTGCTGATGAAAGAATTGGTCAATAGAGTTACCGCTCTGGAAGGGGATCGCCACACATTCCTTCCGCATCAACACATCGGAGTAGAGGATCGGATTAAGGTGCTGGAAGAAAACTCCATTCCTGTAAAATACATCAAAAAAGAATGTAATACCTATCATGACGAAGTGAAGGTTATCTGGGAAAAACACGAAACACGTATCACTGCGGTTGAAGATGCATGGCGACAATCGCAGAAAACGGAAGGGAAAATTATCGACATTGCCAGTAGGAGAGAAGTAGTCGTTGAAACACTCCAGCAGCAGATCAAGGAAATCAACTCACGACTCACGGCACTCACCAACAAATACCTCGAGCTGAGACCAACGCAGAAGAAACAACCAAAAACCGTGCTTGAATGGGGAATGGGAACAGCACCACCAGCACCGGACACTCCACAAGTAAACCTGCTTGCTGTGAAGAAGAGCAGACCCCGGAAGAAGAAAGCAGCATTAAACGCAGAGAAAGAATATAAGAGGATTATGAAACACGGAGCGAGTGTGGGGTGAAGTGAGATGGCAGGTTACATTATTCCGATAACAACCGATGATAAATTCCCCCCACCTGGCTGTCCGTGCAACAAATACGTCAACTGTCAGGAGTGCGTAGCAGCTCATAGTCTGATACGGTACGGGGTGGGCGGCAGTATCAAATCAACGTGTGCGCCGCCGGAAGGTGAGTGAGATGACAGAACAAGAAGATTGGGAAATATACTTGCTCTGGTGTGATAAGTGTAATGAAGCAGCAGAGCAACAATACCGGGACGAAAGAGAAGGATGATGCCCGCGTGTTTTTTTCTATCCAACGGAGAATGTTTAATGAAAAAGATAGAGCCGAAATGGGGATGCAAACTCAGACGAAAAAATGGGGGGTGTGGGATGTTGGTTAAAAATCAAACGGGTTCTTCCCCCGGGGTTTATACCCTCGCGGAATCCCCACAACTTTCCCAAGTCCTTTAATCATCGGGTTCCGGGATATCCGAATGTTAATATCACCGCTCTTACCTTTCTTTTTAGCAGGAGTGGTTGGTTTCTTTGGAGTGGGTTTCGGTCTTCGCTCTCCCAATCCTGCGAACGGGTCCCCGAACGCCCCTGCCCGTCCCAACCCCGCCAGCGGGTCCGGATGTGCTCCGCGCCTGGGTGCAATTCCACCCATGAAGTTGTCCATTCCCCCGGGCGATCCACCGAAACTGCGAGGCGACGGCATATACGCTTTACCCGGGTTATACGACGGTGCTTTGAACGCACCCCGGCTCTCTTTGTTGGACCGCGGGCGACCGGGTGGGTTCGATTGGTGCGGCATTGCTTTTCGTAACCGTTGCTGCTGTTCGGCTTCGTGGATTTTGCGTTCCATCGCGGTATCTTTTGCCATACTACGCGCTTCTCTTTCTGCTGCTGTGGGCGCAACGGTTTTTCTGATGGTTTCTTTTACTCCAGTAACGAGTTTATCAGAAGTTTTACCGATTACCTGAACAGGTTTTGATTTTGCAAGTTGCTGTCCGGTCGACAACCCTTCTTTTACCTGGCGTTGCTGAGCGCGAATAGATCGCTGGTCGGCAATTTCTTTATCGATCTTACCTTGTGCCAGCGCGTCTTGAATTTCTTTGTTGCGCTTTACACGTTTCGCGTTCGCTTCGTCTGCTCTTTGCTGTGCTTGCATTTCAGATTCTTGCTGTGCCCGGTACGCTGCCTCTTCGCGCTTTTCTTTGCTGTCTTCGAGTTTGTCTCTGATTGCATCCAGAAAACCCATCATCTACCCCCGTCTAAAGACGTTACTGTCCCGGGCGCTCGCAACCAGTCTCTTTGCGTCCGGTAGTGCAAGTGCTTTACCCTGTGCGTTCACGCCACGCATCCGCACCTGGGGGACTTTGATTTTCTGAACTTGTAGTTTGTTCCCGTCCGGTGCTTTGAATACAGTTTTCCATTTGTTGGTTAATGCTACCATTTTCTTTTACCTCCACATTTTTTTATGAAATGAAACCATCCCGCGTGAGCAGGGTTGGCGTTCGACATCCGACCAATCTTCGCTGTTCCCAACTTCTTTTGAAGAATAGTCTCGTTTCTCTCCAAACCAATATCTCGGGGTGGTTGACGACAACATTACGATCTCCCCCGTTTTTTTGTTTTGTTTAGATCGTTGAACTGGCATTCTCTACCTCCTCTTAGCTACATTCAGGGCGAAGTTCGCCCTGTATTTCGTCTTGGTGTCAATCACAACACCGCCCACCTGCCCGCCAATCGGTGTCTGTACGATTTGCCGGAGTAGACTGGTCGGCACGGGCGCTTGGTCGGAGATCCCGAACTGTGCTTTCAGCGCTCGCTGTTTCGGTAGGGACTTACCGGACCCGAACCCGAAGTTCGAGCCGCCCCCTCGCCCAAACATGTCGCCGGGAATGGGAGTCATGGCGACTTCGGGATTGCGTTCATCAGTCCAACGGCAATACCGCCAACCATACCGATTTTGGCGACATCCACGATTCCGTTTGCCAGGTTGTCCATCCCACCAGTCTGCGGTTTCATAGCGTATGGGTTCCTGCGTGCCGGTGCCGGTCTCGGGCGTCTCGGGACTTCAAATGGATCAGAGAAATCAAACGGGTTCCGCCGGTACGGGTTTTTGGGTCTTGTAGGGTTCTTCATAGTCTTTCTCCTTTTACACCGATAACTTTTCTGTCGGCGTGTTCAATCATCTCATGCATTTTCTCTTTGCTGGGAATACCAATCCCATACGGATTGTACCGTTTTTCTTTAGGAATTTGCATAGTTGCTAATGAGAATAGAAAATATATAAAGGTTATGTATTCCCAACCCCCGGGTGTGAACCGGGGGTTGGGGGGATGTTGTGCTGACTTGTGTGGTGCTGTGTCGTGCCGTGTTGCGCGGTGTAGTGGCGTGTCGTGATGTGCCGTGCCGTGGCGTGTTGTGTTGAATCAAACTTTCACTACCTCGTTTGACCGAAGTAATGAAATGTTGTGCTGACTTGTGTGGTGCTGTGTCGTGCCGTGTTGCGCGGTGTAGTGGCGTGTCGTGATGTGCCGTGGCGTGGCGTGGTGTGCAGTGTCGTGGCGAAAAAATTTTATGCTACTATGGGGTTAGCTTCCGATATCTGAACCGACTTTTTCAGTCCGAACCGTTTTGCCATTCTTGCTTTTCCCAGTATAGCGTTTCCAACAGTTTTGTTGTTTTCAAATACATCTTTTGTGTATTGCGGTAGTTCTTCAGAATGGGTTGTTTCGAGGTTTGTAGTTGCTTTAACCATTCTGCGGGTGCTACCGATAATTCGTTCTGTTTTGTTCGATGCGATTGTAATAGAGTTTTCAACCGAACTTAAAATGTATCCGTAGTTCGGTTTGTTTAAACACTCTCTGCCCAACCGTTTGCACGCGGTATAGAACATTCCGCGATTCGCACCGGCTTTGATATCAAAGCTAAGTTCTTCTTTCAGTTCTTTATATGTTACCTCTTCCCCGTTCTTTTTGGCAAGAAGATACGCTTCGAGTTTGAGGGTCTCTTCCGATGGGGTAAAAGTTGGTTTCTTTTTGGGTTTTGAATCTTCAGTGTATTTCATGAAAATCACTTCCATTTTATTGAAGTGACTTCAAACCGTCCGAAGTATCCACGGTTCCGAACCCGGAACGCACCCAGACCGATCAGGTTCCCGGCAGTCATTAAGACCTCTTCAAAGATTTCTTTGGTAATCATATCGTCAAGAATGATTACATCGGTTGAACCTTTCCATGCGTCGATAGTTGGGAAATGCCGGGTTACCTTTGACTTTCCGCCGATTGTTCCGTCGGAAGAGCAACGAATAGAACTTTTCTTTACGTCGTTGATATTGATTCCGAGCGGCATGTGGTTCGTTACAAGAATACCGGATTCAAAATGTTTCGTCCACGTTTCATTGCGGCGCCCGGGGATCTTCTTGTTTAAGAATTTACACGCCTCTTTGATAGCAATCGCAATCGCCATTGGGGGGATTGTAACAATTCCGTCTGGATCTACGTGGGCTTTGTTTTTCCATGTTCGCTCTTCCCACGCATCGGGCTGTTCGCCGTCGAGTTTTGGGGTGTTGTGGTATCTGGACTGTGCGTATGCAGACAATGATTTCAGGGTGATTGTACATGTTCTCATTTACTTTCCTCCAGTTTTTCCATCATATCCACACGCTCTACACTTTACCGAACCGTCTTTTCGGAAATAGATTGTTTTCCGTTTGCAGTTCGGACAAACCGGGATTTTAGTATCCTGTGTTGTCATACAAAGAGATTGGTTGTATTTGCATTTATATTTATTTGTTAGATAAGTTTCAAAACTTTAACCCCGATCATCATTATACAAATAAGTAAACTAAAAACCAATATATATATTCCATATTTATTTAAATCTTCTTGTTTCGTTTGCTCCGAAAGTTTCGCCAACTGCCGGGTGTAACCGGCGAACGCCCCCATACTTTTAGGCGAGAATGCGGATCTTATCCGCAACCACGGTACTGTTATAGTGGAGTCTATCGGGCAGGTTATCATTCCGGCTTGTAATAGCGCCCCAAATCTCAGCAGCGTATGGATTTCATCCGTTCCTGGGTGTGCCTCATTCCAGATAGTTACCGCTTTATCAATCTCTTGTCGTGCAGGACTGTCAAGTTCTGTCCATCTATCAGCATCAAGTATTAAATCTGCGGTTGTTTTTCCGATCATTCCTGATGGTGAGTAGTCCCACACTTTCTGGGCTTTTTTAGCTTGTTCTGGAGTTTCATTGAATATAAGCTTCGCTTTTTTTTCGCTTTTCAAAACAAAATTTAAATTTGAATCGAATGTAAATGCGACTTGTTCGTGTCTGATGGCAGCATAAAACAAACCCCAGAGCGGCTTCAACGGACTCCAAAAAAGTACGTGCCATCCGACGTAAGAACCGACTGCGGCAATAGCTAGCGCCAAGATGATCCAGTAGTAAACTTGTAATCCGAGCGCCAGAGTATTTAGAACCCCGCCAAAAAGCAAAACGGGCATTTTAATCAACTCCGTTTAACACCATGCAACACCTTCAATCCAGTTATTACAGATGATCTTTACAAGCAATTCCTGTAATATTCTATCCATCAATTTCGTGGGGATGCCGAGATCGTTTAGTTTTGTAATGTCAAGTTGGTATGCGTGTTCGAGTTGTCCATCTGTGAGGATGTTGGTTGCGGTTTCTAATTGTATCGGATCTGATATTTTTGATTCAAGTAATTTTGTCATGTCGGTTCGTATTGTTTTTGTGTATTGTTCTCCAACATAGGCAAACTGGATTGAGGCATCGTTTGCTTTCCTACCCTTTTTCCGCAAAACTTCTTTCCACGACTTTGCAGAACCGTAACTAAATAACCCACCGAGCTGTGGATCAACCGGACCAAGACACGCGAATGCCCCCATAAATAATTGATCACAACTTAATGCAAGTATTGTCCCACCGGACATTGCATAAAATGGAACGAATGCCCGCACTTCTGCCCCGTAACTTTTTATTGCTTTAGAAAGCAGTTGTGTGTAAAACACATATCCCCCCGGTGTGTGTAAGATGAGATCAAATGGTTTCCCTTTAAATGATTGAAATGCCCGCTCAAGTTTGTGGAGTGTGGTCAGGTCGATCATTGATTGAGAAAACAACCCGGATTCAGTGTGTTTTATAAGTATTGTGTTACGTCCGGTTATATTCTTAAATTTACGTAGAATGTATTTGACGTATAGATTTCCTATGATTGGTTTGATATATCCATCCCACATAAGCACAATCACAAAGAACGCCGAAATTAAAGTAATAAGCATTAAAATAAGATATTGCGTCCATTCGGTAGTTGCCAGTACATTTACTTGTAATGGTATTCCCCCAGAACTCCGGGTGGCGTTGATTATTGTCAGTATGTCTGCCGTTTCAAGTGTCATTTACGTCACCTTCTTTTCATCGTTCTCACATCTCTCTGAGCACCATTCAAACTCTCCGTTTGTGAATATCGTGTCCCCACACACTTTACACCTTTTACCAACAGTCCACATATGACCTTCCTTGGGCATCATACTGGTCCCTTCCCGGCAGCGCCCGAAACGAACAGGAACGTAATTGCCATCGCGATTACTCCAGCACCTACGAACAGGAGTAGTTTAATGTTCTTTTCCCAGAACGATTCGTCCGGGATGTGGATGTTTAGTTCGTTTGATAATTTCAGGATCATCGCGCCGAACATTGCCGCCGTCCGGTTCCGGGGCGTGTACTTCTGGACTTCTTCGGGAGAATAGAGAGCGTAGATTGGAATGGGTATTCCATCCGGGTATGCGCTCTCTAACGCCGGAATGAACGCCATGAAATCTAAATTGTTAGTTATGGCGATATCCGGGTTTTTCGTGTTAATCTCTTTTGCAATCCGGCACACTGCCATTTCGGAGATTGGGTCGCGGATACAATCAAAGTTATCGGACGCGATGAATACGGGTTTGAACCCGACTTTTCCGACACTGGTGGGACTGGTCAGCATCCATTTACTAACGAGTGTTGGATCTTTGTAAGAGAGAATGCCATCAACGTATTCGAGCGCCTGGATTGAGAAAGAACGGTTCTTACCGAACATGAACGCTTGCTGCGTCTTGACTCCGGTGGCTTTACTTGCAACTCCGGCGCCTCGGACGGGTGCCATGATCATGAACTTAATAAACCACCAGGCGTTAATTAGCACGACTGATAAGAACAGGACGAGAATAACAATCAACCACAACGGCATCGGTCCGAGTGTGATATCCATTATCGGATCGAACGCAGTATTTGGAGGCATCTGGTAAATATCTGCCATTATGGTGTCTCCCGATTCCATTTCCGATGGTTATTCCATACCCAGAGTGTAAAAACCATTACTATTATAAAAAATACGAACAAATCTACGTAATTCCCGGGATTCATTATAAATTCTGCCATCTAAACCACCTCATGGATGTGTGGACAGTTTGGTTTACCTAATGGGAGTAATTTGAGATTGAGAATGTTGTTGTCATATTCTTGTTGTGTTATTTCGCCACTTTCGAGTAACCGATCATTCATTTTTTGTGCGATGTATAATGCTGTGTATGCCATTCCGGTTCCTTTGTCGTTCATACAATCGCTCCCAAAACTTTCCCAAACTCTTTCATCTTCTCTTTTATCTGTGGGCGATCATTTTTTTCAATAGCGAGTTTCAGTTCGGCGTAAACTAATATTGGGGTTGGTTTTTTAGAAGTCATTTTACAACCTCTTCAATTAAGTTTGGATGTGTTTTTTTTATTAATTTTAAAAGTTTTTTGATTTCTCTCAAATCCATATAACACCCCCCAAACTCATCACAAATTTCATAACATTTGCTTGCGTTGTCGTATGATATCGATTGCATTATTTCTTCCCTCCGAGGATACTCAAAAATCCTTTTCGCTGTTCGGGCTGGTCGGGCATCTTCACGACACTCTCAGCGCCAGTCTTGTGTGTAATCCATGCCGTCCGTTCTCTGATACCCTTGTCGGACAGGTCGCCACGGGATTTCGTTGCCAGGATTTTTATTATCCAGCGTTTGATTAACGCTTGCAAAATCTCTTCATTGCCCTCACCGTCTGCTACGTCTACAATTTCAATAAAGTCCCGGACCAGACGGTTGTATAAAACGTTGTCAAGGTTCGTAAACGTTAACTGTTCCAGTAAAGACGAACATTCCATTATCCACAACCCTTTCTGACTTTCTTGTGGGGATAACGTAACCGATACCAATCGGTTGAGAAAGTAAACGTCAATTCCCTGCGGGCGGGTATCGAACATTCCGGCGCCCAGACCTCGTTGCTGTTGCTGTTGCTGGATCTGTTGCTGCTGCATCTGCTGTTGATATTCAGCTTCGTCGGCGGCTTCGAGTAATTTCTGCTGGTCGGGGGGTAAATAAGGAACGCCCTCGGCTTCACATCTCAGTTTTCGTAAATCTTCAAGTCCCATTTATTTTCCTCCGTCTTTCAGTCAATTCGTACAACGCCCAACACCACAGGGATACCCCGAAACACAATAATATTAAGTATAAGTATCCCGCAACGCCCATATCAGTTCCGTCAAGATTTACTACCATCATTCCCCCCGGTCCATATACTTGAACGAATCATCAATCAGTTGTCCATATCCTCCGTGAACAAGTTCGCCCATGTGGTCTAATACGTGAGCACACACGAAATTGGAAGTCTCCCACTTCCCTACTTTATATAAGTTTTCGGCGTTCATACACAACCCCACACATTCGTCAAAGATTGGTTTGAACTCATCAAACTCCCCTGTAAGTTTCGATGCAATGATGAGTGCGGATACCAGGTTGCGAGTGTTCCCGGGTTTCCGGGACGGATCGATTCCGCGAGCGTTGACATAATGTGCCCCGATCTCCATTCGCAACTGCGTATTGATCTTTTTCTTTCTTTCTTCAAATGTTAAAAGCGCCATGTTTCACCGCGTGTTTACTCTTCTTTAATCGTATTTTCAGTTTGCCGAGAATGTCCAAACAGAGTTTCTGGTGGATTCCGAGATACGACGCCAGTCTTGCAACATTCGTATTCGGTTCGTCTGCGATAAACTTCTGAATTTCAAGTTCGTATTTCATCGCCTGGTCTGCTACGTTCTGTTCGTGGAGGGTTGGACCTTCCCGCACTTTGTGTTTTGGTTTTGGTTTCTGCACCGGGTTCCGGAACGTCCCGGTCTCTACAATGCGTTTGTTGACGTCTAACGCAGATTGTTCGCGCTGTTTGTCGTATCCGACAATTAGTTCGGTTGGAGGTTTTAATGAAACCCAGAAATCTATTTTCCGTTTACCAAAACCCATACGACGGTTATACTCTTTCCCCAAAAACCCAATTTCAGATGAGTTGACTTTAACTAAATTGAATCCTCCAGCGTGAAACGATTTGTAGATGCTCATTGTAATATCGCACATTTCACGGACTTGGTTGTCGACGTGTTTTTTTAACGGAGCTGTGAGTAACAATATCCAGCGGTTCGTCCGGGCAACCGTCATTAACGCATTGAAGTTTCGGTTCTGTGGTGAGTTCCAACTTCGGTTACTGACTGCTAAACTACAATCATCCACAATTACAATCTGATACTTTCCGGCATCCTTTAAAATTTGCATTACTCGGTCGGTATCTTCGAGGGTAGCGACGTGATTTAATGAAAAGTAATCTTTCCAATCTCCCCCCAACACTTTTGCAATTTCGTGTGCGATTCGATATGCAATCCACAACGCCGTATACGATTTCCCAGAACCTCGCCTGCCTTGAATGAATATGATTAAGTCCTGCCGGTCTGTACCAGTAACCCGTTTCGCCGCCCAGATACAGAACGGAGAATCTGGAACCGGGATTTGTTGTTTTTGGATCTCGGTTACATAGTTCGCCATTCGTTTAATGGCGCCTGGAGTAGCCGGACCCAAATCTATCAACCCGGTAATCCCGGGCACCCACGGGATGACTACTGGCGGAGGAGGGGGTGGTTTTGGAAACATCACGTCGTAATCATATTCTTCTACGGGCGCCGGGGCGATCTCTACGCCAATCTCTCCGTCATCTACGATTGGTTGATCTTCTATGTCGTCTTCCGTCACAGCATCCCGCCCGTTGAGACCTCTTCAAACTCCAGCATTTCAGATAAGAAGCTGATCAGTTCGCCCACACAGAGAGTAGACGCCGATATAATATCCCCATCGTATTTATCTCGGGTTTCGGTATAGACTTGCCATAACTGTTTTCGTTTTTCGCGGTTCGGGCAGAATGCAATTAACGCAGCTGTTGCTCCCTCAACACTCGCCTTGTCTTTTGTTACTACAGTTTCAAAATAGTTTTTTGCTAGCGATAGGAGAAAAAACGTATACATATTTTTCGGGGAGCCGTGCATCATATTCGACATCGGACCCATATCAATTTTAGATAATCCGGTAGAGTCTGCCATAAGTAAACGGATATTTATAAAAAGTGATATTTATGGTTTGTTGCTGATAGGTTTTAAATACCATATCGTTCTTATTACTTTGTAAGCGAGGTGATTGAATACGAAAATTAAAAAGATGCAGATGGTTCTTGCGCAAGGACTTCGCACTACGATTGACGAGCACGGGGTCACACAGGGAATCATGATGTTTGTGGTCGCGGCTGTAATGATCGCAATCATGCTCCCGGTGCTGAATGGTGTGATGACGGCGTCCCCGGTGCTTACTACAGATCCAATGATGGTTAATAATTTAACCAGTGGGGGGGTGCATGTAGCTGGTGCAAATGCCACAGGATATGGAACTCTCACTACTAACGCCGCAATGGTATCAACCCAGAGCACAATGTGGACAACTATCGGTAGTTCCTACGGACTTCTCGTCGTAGTTTTAATCCTCATTGCTGCAGCAGTTATCCTCGGAGCTATCGGGCTCTTCCGGTACTTCGGTGGACAGGACTAAACCCAATTAATCTCTCCTTTTTTTTCAATAATCTTTAAATAGTATATACGTGTATTACTTTGTAAGCGAGGTGATTGAATACGAATTTCAAAGCTATTGTTAAAGCCGGTCTCCGCAAGACTATGGGCGACTACGGTGTGACGCAGGGAATTATGATGTTCGTGGTTGCCGCGATTATGATCGCCGTGCTGCTTCCTGTGCTCAATGGAGTGCTGACTGCAACCCCGGTGATCCTGACGGGTCCGCTCAACACCACGCAGCAAACTGTCAACACTACAATCGGTAGTGCGTATGGTCTGCTCGTAGTTGTGTTAATCCTCATTGCTGCAGCAGTTATCCTCGGAGCTATCGGGCTCTTCCGGTACTTCGGTGGACAGGAGTGAAGTTGGAACAAATTTCCAACTTTTAAAAATTTCTCTCTTTTAGGAAACAACTTGTAAAGGTGTGACGCATACTATTATATACCTGTAACGCATACTATTATCTATGGTTGCCGGTAAATGTTCTGATCCTATAAAAGAAGCAGAGCGCATTCGTAAAATGGCAGAAACAAAGCGTTCGCAACATAGGCGTGTCGTTCATTCAGAAGAAGCACGCAAAAAAATGTCGGAAGCTAATTTGGGTGTGAAACACCATCAATATGGAAAGCCGATTTCTGATGAAGTAAAACAAAAAATATCAATAACAATGTCTGGTCGTAAACGTCCGCAAAGATCCCCCGAATGGTGTCGTAAAATATCAGAGGGGCATAAAGGTAAACGACATACAATGGAAACCCGCATGAAAATGTCTAAAGCTCAACTTGGAGAAAAAGCAAAGTTGTGGAAAGGGGGATTGTCTTATGGCTTGTATTGCAAAGATGCAAAACCGTCTTATAAGCGAGTCCGTGCATATTTCAGTCATTGTTGTGTTAGGTGTGGTCAACCACAAACAAAAGAAAAATTGTGTGTGCATCATGTAGATTATGATAAAGAAGCCGGTTGTAAAGGAAAGAAATTTTGGGCTGTAACTCTGTGTCGTTCGTGTCATACTGAAACCAACAACAACCGCGAATATTGGGAATCACAATTCAAAGAAATGATAACGAATTATTATGGTGGGAAATGTATGCTAACCGAACAAGAGTTTAAAGATTTATATTCGGTGATTCCGGATGTTATCACCCAATAAGCACCTCCTCAATACAGACGTTCTCACAGCAGCTCGTGGTAGGATCTCCTGGATGTTCGACACATTTGAGCGGGTGTGCGTAAGTTTCTCTGGGGGAAAAGACTCTTCGGTAATGTTTCACCTGGTAATGGAAGAGGCAATAAAGCGGGACCGTGTTGTTGGTGTTATGTTTGTAGATTGGGAAGTCCAGTTTACGCATACGATAGAGCACGTCCAGAAAATGTTTGATTTGTATAAAGAACATATTGAACCGTACTGGATTGCGCTTCCGTTCAGGACAGAGAACTGCACCAGTATGTTTGAACCGGAGTGGATTTGTTGGGAGCCGGGTAAGAAGTGGGTTCGGGATGTGCCAGCATCGGGAATAAATGATTACAAGCAGTTCCCGTTTTATACGTATCCGATGACGTTTGAAGAGTTTGTTCCGAAGTTTGGACAATGGTATAGTGACGGAAAATTAACTGCGGTGGTTGTTGGGATTCGGGCGGACGAATCGTTGCATCGATATAGCACGATAACATCACAGACCAAAACGCGGTTTGAGGATAAGGGATACACTACACAACTGTCTGATAATGTGTATAACGTGTATCCGATTTACGATTGGAAAACTACCGACGTGTGGACGTATAACGGCAAGTATAATCGGTTATCAAACCCGCTGTATACGCTTATGTACCGTGCAGGGGTTCCGCTTCATAATATGCGAGTTGACGAACCGTTTGGTGAGAAACAGCGGAAGGGATTGTGGTTATACCACATTTTAGATCCGATAATGTGGGCAAAAATAGTAGAGAGAATAAACGGTGCGAACTTCGGGGCGTTATACGTAAAAGAGCGGGGAAACATTCTTGGGAATTACGGAGTAACAAAACCGGAGAGCCACACGTGGAAATCGTATGCAGAGTTGTTGTTAAATTCTATGCCAATAAAAACGGCGGAACACTATAAAAACAAAATTGCTGTATACTTGCGATGGTATCAGGTACGTGACTATCCTGTGGGGATACCGGATTATCAGGACAACGATGTCGGTCCGAAAGATGCATATCCGAGTTGGAGGCGGGTTTGTAAGATTCTGTTACGGAATGATTACTGGTGTAAAGGATTGTCGTTCAGTGTCCAGAAATCTTCGGCAACAGAAAAATATTTGAAACTAATGAAAATCAGGAGAGAACTATGGAATCTGATTTAACGTGGACAAAAAAACATCCAGTATCAAATGTGGTGTGGGTTCCGACCGAAACCATATTTGCAAATGATTACAATCCGAATACAGTTGCGCCACCGGAAATGAAACTATTAAAAATCAGTATTGAATCCGACGGGTTTACACAACCGATAGTAGTTTGGGAAACTTCGGCAGGGTATGAGGTTGTGGATGGATTTCATCGGCATCTTGTGGGAAAACAGATGGGGTTATCACACTTACCAATCGTGGTTATTAATAAGGAACGGGTGGAAAAAGGAAACCGAATTGCGTCAACAATTCGACACAACCGGGCGCGGGGAAAACATCTGGTATCCGGGATGAGCGAAATAGTACAAGAACTATCAAGACGGAATTGGTCTGATGATAAAATCGGACGAGAGTTGGGGATGGAACCGGACGAAGTGTTGCGACTGAAACAAATAAGCGGGCTGGCAGAACTGTTTGCTGATAAAGAGTTTTCGCAAGCGTGGGAATAATTTTTATATTTCCACTTACTATTATCTCGTATGCGAAAATTACCAATCATCTTATTCCTTTTACTGCTCGTTACTCCGGCACTGGCGAACCCGGACTTCACACCGATCATTAACGACCCGGCGCATTACAACATTTCGTATTCGTTGGCTACCAGTTCGGCAACTCCGTTTCCGTTGTGGTTGTTTGTAGCGATGCTCGGGCTGACGTTGCTGTTCGCTTCGTTCGTCTTGAAACTGGAGCAGGGGAATGATGTGTGTGCATTGATAGCACCGTTACCGATACTGATAACCGCGTGGCAATCGTTGTCGATTGATATCGCTGGTGGGGCGGGGGTTGCGGCGTTATCGAACGGCACGAACACTTGGGTACTCATGGAGAACCATATCATTTACAGCCCGGTAATCCTGGCGGTGTTCTTTGGGTTGTTGTTCATCATTTCACTACTAAACATTTACAGAATATATCTGACGTCTAAAACGGTTGAAGGCGGCGAACAAAGCCCGCGTTTACGCACATGAAGACATTTGTATTCATTTGTATAGTATGGATGGCGGTACTGTTCGTAGTAGCGCCGGTGTTGGGGGCATTCCCTCCACCAGCAGCAGACTTTTCAGCAAACGAAACGTTGGTTTGTATTTATGACGTAATCCAGTTTACAGACACGTCGGTGTATTATGGTAGTCCGACGTGGTGGTGGTTGTTCGGAGATAGTCAGGATTCGCACGAAGAAAACCCCACGCATTATTATGATACCGTTGGTACGTATATGGTTCAATTATGGGTACATGATGCCTGGGGCGAAGATTGGGAGAACAAGACGGCGTACATTACGGTCCGGGATTGTTACAGTGCGGATTTCACGGCAAACTCGACGTGCAGTATCGGGAAACCAAAGGTAGTAACTTTCAATGAAACCGGGACGCCGTGTGTTTTTGACGGAGACCCCGGGAAATCGGGATGGGAAATCTCATCTTACACTGATTGGATGTACTGGAATGGGACCGATTGGGTTGTAGATGCCAACGGTATTTTTGATGGGAGTGACAGCCACGACAACAATGCAATTATCAACTTCACAGAATATGGCACATATACTGTAACACATACTTGTATGTTCCCTCCTCCGATTGGGTCGGGGTCTACAACCAAAACAGATTACATTATTGTAGGGGTAAACGGCACGTATTGTTCCGGGGGTGTGGCATGTTCGGGGGGCGGGATGGTCCAGACAGATTGGTTGCCGGTTGCGGTAGTGCTGGCGTTCGTTCCAATCTGGTTTTTGATAATGTTCGTCAGCAACAAAAGATAAATAATACTTCTTTTCTATATTTGGTATATGCCAAATTATCGTGACCTGTTGAGCGTTCAGATTATTTTCGGTGCGGTGTTTACGTTGCTGGCGGGAATTATTGCTGTCAACATAACCACGTTTTTGCAATGGAACCAGAACACTATTAATGCGTTACTGTTTGCGTTCATTGTGATGTACCTGTTGAAAGACGGAGTACCGAACTTAATTCTGGGGTTGCAGGAATACTTTACACCGAAAGAGAACCGAAGTGTTGATCAGAAAAAACAAGGAATGATGGAGGATTAAAATGGGAGAAGGAAGAAGTTTTACAGAAGAAGAAGTTAAAGAGATGATGAACCGACAAGCGCTGAACATCAACCTCAACAATTTCTTTGTGCGGGCACTAAGCAACCCACAGGCAATCGGACTAACCAAAGAAGAGCGGGACGCCGGGGACTATGCATATCGGGTGTTTATGGCTCCTCCCCAGGCACAACCACAGAAAACCGAAAGTTCGGACGGTCCGGGAACGGATTAAGAGCGATTATATGTCCGAGATGAGTTTGAGAGACGATGGGTTCAATGCGGTGTATGCGATTCTAGCAATACTACTCGAAGGTGCGTGTTGGTTTACATTGGTAACCGAAACCGTGACATTGCTGGACGTTTTCATAATTACCGTGATAATGGTGGCAATTCCGATTTGGTGGGGTTTCTGTTCGTTCAGTGTGACGGACACTCCGCATAAAATCCCATCATAACTTTCTCTTTTTTCAATCAACAACAAAGTTTATATTCATAATAAACGTATATACGTATATGCGTTTAGAGAACAGGTGTAAATACCTTAAATCTGATTGTGAGGGCGCAATGCTTACGTGTGAAGACAAATCAGATGAAGGTGTGTGTCCGAAATCCCGGAACCGTTGGGTTATAACTACGGCGTGTTGGAGGATAAAGAAATGATATACGACCACACTACACTTGCAGTAACGGAATTAACCCGGTATTTGTTCCGACAAGTGGCTGTCAAAAAGGGAATGTTTCTTTATAATTATCTGGAAGAACTCGCGAAAGCCGAAGCTCTTAAAGAGGGTATAAAAATATCCCAAGAGGTACAAAATGAGGTACAGAATGAACCTTCATAAACTATTGGCGTGGATATTGCTTTCTGTGGGCGTTCTGTTCGGTGCGATAGTTCTGTTCTACGCCGGGTATATGCAGACACATGACTTGATACGGGCGGGTGTGTCGGCAGTTGTGTTGACTATGGTGGTGTGTGGTGTTGCAGCACTTGTCTTTTACAAGCGACCGGATCCGCTTGCACCCGCTGAGTACGGAGATGATGATAACGATGACGATAACTAAAAAACAACTGTGGCAAGCGGTAATTGATATCGGGTTCTGGGGGGGGTTGATTTTCGTGTTGATATTAACGGTTGCGGTGTGCTCTCCCGCCCACGCAAATATCAATATCACCCCATATCCAACCGAAACTCCCACAATAACGTATACGTTCACTCCGATACCTACCACGACAATCCCCACGGTAACCTATACCCAGTTACCGACCCCGAGCACGACAATAGTGGTCCAACCAACCAATCTTACGTCACCATCAGTAGAACCGATAAAACGGATTGAGCAGGGCGAGACCGTCTATCTCGGAGACACCTACGATATTTCAGGAGTTGTCGGGTGGGCGACATACCTGGCGTGGTATAACAGTTACGAGCCGGAGCCGGGCGTAACCCCGTGGACGTTACAACTCCCGAACACTAAAAAGGGGTACTATATGTTTTACATCGACCCACTAGTATTCTCTGATAAGTTGGGCGACTGGTATCAGTATTATGGAAATTATGAAAGTGCCGGGAACCTACGGGCGTTCCGGGTAGCCCCCGCGAGCGAGAAACCGATAACGTATATGAATGTCACTGAGAACAAAACAATTGCCGAAAACAAAACCGCTGAGAAGCCGTGGTTACCGGTCCGGCACGTTGCCGATTACCTGATTGCCCGGGGGGACTCGTTTAATATCACGGTTAACAGTCCGACTACAATGTGGCTGTTCGGGACGAACACCGGGATTTACGATACCAAATCGTTTAATGGAACCATCCAAATTAACGCCAGCGTGATGAACTCGTTGGAACCTGGAAGGTATAGGTTACTGTTGCAAACCTACGGGCAGAACATTGACGATTTCACGATGCGGTATAACGTAGAAACCCAAAAACTCGAATGGTTTGATTTCAAGAATTTTCTGGTTTACAAATGGGACGTGTCTGGGTATTCTCCGCAAGTTCTATACAACAAGATAATCGAGATCCGCCCGCAACTGATTGATACGTTCTCCGAATATACATTCGAGCTGCAGGAACCGTCAGTCAGTATCACGCAAATCGATCCGAGAACCGTATCAGAATACGGACATCTGATGAGTGGGCAGGAATACGTCAACAACCAGACGTATTTGGATATTCGCGGGTATACGAACGTCGCCCCAGGAACGAAACTATACTTTGTAATTGACGAAGATAAACAAACTCCGCTTACGATTAACCGAAGCACCATTACGGGCGAAGTATGGGGGGAGTATGGAGGAGATATGCGATACTTCGTTTCGGTTGTGCCGGTCGACAAGTACGGTGCGGGGATCGGACAACATGAAATAACTGTCACAACGGCGCTGGGGGGTAGTTCGATTGTACCGTATTACGTTTACGACGCTCCGGTGGGTACTTACGTCAGGGACAAACCCATAAGATATATTGCGGGGAGGATTGGGGACACAGAGTTCGTCCAGACGCCCACTCCGGAAATAATCGTAAAAGAAGTGACGAAACAAGTTACGGTTATCAGAACAGTTACGATCCCGGTTACTCCGAGTAAAGATTTTGTGCGGGCGCAGCAAGACGCTGTGATTACGGATAAGATTTGGTTCTACGGAAAATGGGTGTTAGGACTGATTGGTGCCGGGTTGGTTGTCGGATACATCGGATGGGTTGTGGTGCGGGCGCGACGGGGGAAGAAGGAATGAACGAACCATTATATCCACACGAACAAGCAATAAATTGGATTGAAAACCACCCTTTCAAAGGTTTTTTATTTTTGATGGTGTTTATTTTTGTTATCACCGTGTTTATCCTCGTGCTTATAGTTATGGCAAACACTCCGGGAAATTTTGTATATGATTCGCAACCACATTGGACGATCTGTATGATAAATGGTTCTTACCGAGGGTGTTACAAATGACAACTCCCGAGTACCGCGAGATGTGCATGTGCAACGGGAAGGTACAGCACCCGTCCCGGAACGCAGCGAGGATGGCAAGAAAAGGATTGGTGCGAAAGCATCCGGGAACCGGGATAAGCGTTTATAAGTGCCCGTTCTGTAAGTGGTGGCACGTCGGGAGGGATCGGAAATGAACTTTCCATTCTTCAAAAAGAAACCAACCGCCCCACAAAAACCACAACTCCAGAGCTCTAAGCAACCACCGAAACTTAAGATGCCTGTAAAAGGTGTTGGCATTTCAACGCTATTGCACTTTAAACCGATTCGGAATGCTTATTTGAATATTATCATAGGGGATGTGAAAAAGGTGCTTAAACGTGATGAAAAGAGTATGCAAGATAAAATGGAGTATGAAGATTTCATGGAACAGCATTTCGGGAGGTTCCGATGATAAGTCGCGAACTTAAAATCAAAATGCTTTTTGTTGGAACCGCGATACTCCTCTTAATCATTGCCATAAATGGCTTTAATCTTCTTAGCTCGCAGCAGTACTATGAACAAAAACTTCACGACAAACAAGTCGATTGTGATCTCTGTTTGAAAACCAGTTCTGAATGCTATAACAACTGCACGCTTGTTGGCAGGGACGGAACCGTAATTTCATTCTCTCCGAAATTCATAACTCAAAATTTAACGTGGGGGTTCAAATGATTAAAAAACTTGTTGCACTTGCCAACAAATATCAAATTGTGGTTGCGTTCATTTGTTTCCTGATAGCGATAGCAACCATCCATACTGTCGGTATGGACTTGTTGGAACGATCCACATTAAACCCGGAGTGGACAGAACGCATCGATGCAGAGAACACAAACTGTAATCTGTGCCTGGCGCAGTTCCCGCAAACGAACTGTACGGTTGATAGCACTACCCGGGCGTGTGAAGCGTTAAAAGATTACTGTGTGGGGAATTGTACGAGAACGGCATACACATGAAAAGCATACACAAGATATTTAAGCATACACTACCGTTATAAGTGTATGCTAAAAAATGAGCGTGGCATACGCATTACAAAAGAGTTGAGAGATAAGATCAAACACAATGCGAGCATACACAAAATGAGTATGTGCGAATATTTGGAGAGGATAACAATCATGGATAACCAACCAGATATTATTGATTCCGAGCGAGTGAAATTATTAACTGATGAGCAACTCAAAAGTCATCTTGCCGCATACAACAGAATGGTGTGTGAAGTGCAAGAACTTCAAAAAGGAATCGCAGAATTGCAAGCAACGCTGGATTGCCAAAGGTTATGACCAAACTATTCTGGGGTATAAATTCATACTTTACCCTATGTGATATCTGCGGAAATCAAGTTGTTGGAGGGCGGTTCAAACGCGGATATCACACATGTTCACCAGAATGTAATAAAAAGAAGTGGGATAACTGGAGTAAAATAATTATAGAAGAGGAGAAAAACGCAACCGGCATCAGACCAAAACTGTTTTGGCAGTCCATATCAAGAGAATGTTTAGTGCGTGATGGATGGACGTGTCAGAAATGTGGTATCACCCAAGATCAGCTTATCAAACGCGGTGTTGATAATATGCTGCATTGCCATCATAAGAGACAAATAAAAGACGGGGGTTCCAACAAACTTGAAAATCTAATAACTCTGTGCCCACAATGTCACAAAGAAGAGCATTCCCGTATAGGGAAAATTAAACGAATGCATCGCCAGCTGGTGTTTAAATGATCCCGGGTAATTATGTCTTTAGCGTGGCATTTTTCATCACGTTAGTATATGCTTCGTATCTAGATATCAAAACCAGAGTTGTTCCGTTTAAAACGTGGACTCCTATAATTGCTATTGGAATTGTTTACACATCTGAGTATCTAATCACAATGGGATATTTTGTCAATGGTGTTCTGTGGGGGTTAATTGTTGTTTTGTTTTTGTATGCTAGATTTAATCAATCCATAAAACTGTACCACATCTTATCTATTCTCATCGTTTTTGGAGTAGTGGCGTATTTTCTTCCATCACAGTATATTTTATTTCTCTGTTTGATATGTGGGTTGTTTTACACGTTGGGGTGTTTAAATGTTATTGGGGGGGCTGATGCGTGGGTGCTTATATTCATTACATTATTCTCTCCAGAAAACCAATATCTATCTATAACTGTATTTATAATCGCGGTTTTTATTACTGTGTTTTGTTTGATAATAGTTTCGATAATAAAACACTTGTCTCATTCGGATGTTAAAAGTCTGTTAATAACATACAAAATTCCATTTATTATTCCTATTACTGTTGGGTACATTTTGATACAAATATTTATATGGTTATGGAGTTGATTTAGCGTTATGACGGTTTCAAAATTAATCTTCGCAGTAGCGATTGTGTTTATGATGGTTATCGGTATCGGGTTTGCGATTGTAAACCTTTCATCAGTTACGATAACCGACACGTATGGTTCAGCGCCCTCGTCTACAGTAAATGACACTACGGCAATGCTGACGAACGTAACAGCCGTCGGGCAGTCTGCCGGGACGGGGTTGTTGCTGGTAATAGCGGCACTGTTGGTAATGACGGCGGTTGGATTGTTGATTGTATACGGGAGGTCTAAATGAACGTTGATTGCAAAGCGTGTCGGTATGAAGATACGTGCAGTTGGACGTTCAAGCACGATCAGGAATTGTCGGATGATATGTGTCTGTTGTTCCAACCAGACCAGGGGATATTAAGCTCCAGAAACTGGACCTAATCAACTCACTTTATTTTTGAGAGTGCAGTATTAAACGACATCTTCCCCAAACACTCCTGCACTTTATCATTCTTTACAAAGAACAGAACTATCTTTTTCGGTTTGTGTTTTAGGGGGGTCCCATCTTTCATCGTTAACGATTCAAAATTGTAGAAGTTGTCCTGCCCAGGAACCTGAAACAAAAAACTCCGTTGCGGCATTTAACAAAGAATAGAACGAAGAGGTATAAAAAAGTTGTTGCGGATGGTTATCTCTTTCTTTTCGCAGGAACCTTAAACGGCGTAACCGACATTCTCGGCATCCTCGCAGGCTTGACGGGTTGAGCAAATCCTTTCTTACACGCCGGACGTATGAGAACCGCGTTCTGCTGAACCGGGGTAGATGTTGGTGATGGGAGTTGAGGTCCGGCTATTCCGAATATCTGGTGCTGGCGGGGTTTTGAGTGAACTGCTACGGGGACTTTTACTATCCTTACTGGCGTTCGCTTCGTTGCTACGGCTGCGGGGGTCTTAGCCCGGGGTTTTCCCTGCATCGCAAACCCAAGGTACTCAGTATATTTCCCATACTTCGTTCCGTGTGCCGGGCTCTGACCACCGGAGCCGCCGGGGAATGGGAGTATTGGCAATCCTATTTTTTTAGGGATGTCTATATTCCATCGTGGTTTTCCGGGTTCTGGCAAATCCGGATACTTTGGTAAATATGGGGTTACAACCGGAGTAACTTTCGGGTATGATGTGGGGAATGGGGTTACAGTTGCAAAAACATCTGTAATAGATGTCGCTGTCGAACCGGCGTGCGAAACTCCCGTAGCCTCTCCGGTTGCTATATCCGATCTCGTTCCGGTTTCAATACCTCCCTTCGTTCCCCATAATGTTCCCGCAGTCACATATCCGGATGCTTCCGATTGTGCGGCAGCAAGTTTGCTGGCGTAATCTGTAGCAAACGTTGGTTTTGTTATGTTATGGGATTCTGATTTTATTTTGGATTTTACACCAAACTTAGATACCACTCCGCTTTTGATTGCATCCATTTCAGTTATAGCGGATACTTCGCCCGTTTTCACATTCAAACCGTATGACGGAATGGTTGCGGTCTCTATCTCGACAGATGCTTTCGGTATTGAAATTACGTTTCCAATACTTACGCCAACGCCCTGCCCCATACGTATCATCTCTTTGGTGTTTGAATCAACATCACCGATGGTTTGTTTCGCTCCGTAACTTAACGTATCAAATTGTGTAGATGGTGATACTTGAACTTCCGCACCGAACAATATTTTAGACATGATATCTGTGGGTTGTGCTACGTTGGAATCTATGGTAGATTTCTGTCCGACGCTTGGTATATGGAACGATCCAAATACGGTTTCAAATCCGGTTTTTACACTGGAATCGTAATCCATCCGGTCGTACGATCGAGTGTATGATGGGGTGATTGTTTTTGATTTGGTTTTGGTTTTCTCCGGTTCTTTGGTGATAATTACTTTCGGCTTCTCTTCCGAAACCAACGTTTCGCTTTGAAGGGGTTTTAGTGCGGGGGTTAATAATAGCGTCGGGGTCGCTGGTTTTGTTACAGTCCCTCCAGAACCGCCTTTAAAAAATCCACCACCATCACTACCGGAATCGTCTCCGCCACCACTCATATGCGCCAACACGTTTACAGGCGTTACTTCACCACTCTTTGTTATAAATCCCCCGGTCGCGATTGCGTCAATATCTCCCATTAACAATCCCCCGGATGCCAGTTGAGAGAACGGGATTATCGCAGGGTGTTGTCCACCATAGGCTGATAAGTCTGGTAGTGTTTCCGGTTCCACAGTGTGCTTTTTCTGTTTAATCACTACTTTTTTCGCGGGTTCTGGTTTTGCAGGTTCTGTTACTTTTTGAGATTCTATAGTTTGTGGCGTTTGCTGTTTGGGTGGTTCGATTGCTTGTGGAGGACCCACTTCAAGCGCCCACTTATCGTATGGTGATAGTTCTTTTGATTCTGAGATTGGAGCGGAATCTAAAACGAAATCCGCGTGTTCAATTACAAACGGGGCGGGGGTTGTCGTTTTAACCGTTTCAATTACTTCTGGAGTTGGATGTGTTTGTTTTTTTGCCGGAGTGTCGGATAACGTATAGATTTTTGCGTTTTCAAACTTTCCTTTATGGAAAGATACTTCGACGGGTTCTTCTCGGATTCCAATTACATAATAAGGTTTTGTTTTAATTATCAATTCTTGCTGTACTGGATCGAGTAACGCAGGAGTAAAATCAGACGGTTTATATTCCAAAAGTATATTTGAGCCTCTACTATAAAGTAAAGCCACCTCTTTCGTTCCTGCAAACGAACGAATTGATCCCGGAGTATAAACATCCCCGACAAATTTTTTCTCTAATTTTTTTGTTCCGGTTCCCTGCACCCCTCTATATAATGTTCTACCCCGCACATCCGCCCCGAATTTTTCTATTCCCATCGCCAAATCAATTGCATGTTTTCCATAAACTGCCGTTGCAACAAAACCCATCACCGGATCTTTGTATAATGCTGACCCCCGCACCACACGAGCCATAGATGAGAAATCTCTTCCGGTATACAATTCGACAGCATATTCCACCGATTTGTATGTTGGAGAATATACTTTAGAAATCAATCCAGAAACGGGTCTTTCTTGATTGCGTTGTAATACACTGACCATATCTGATATTGACTGTGGAGTATACCCCATTCTTGGAGTGAAAAACACATCTGTCATTAGTTTGTTATCTGCATCAGATAATTGTCCATATGGTGCCCCTCCCAACACCCCAGGCATCGTTGGAACTATCGGGGGAAGCACCAACCCTCCAGGTGCATTAAACTGTGGTGTAACCTTTGACCCCGGCGCTTCTGCAAACTCAAATGTCGGTTGTTTTACTGTTTGTCCGACTTCGATTTTTGGGACAATATCAAATCTCGGGGCGTCTTCAACCCTTGGAACTTCCACAGGTATTTCGGGTATCACAAGATCGATTGGTTGTGCAGGCAATTCTTTCTTTATGGGTTCTGGGGATATCGCACCTTCCGCCTTTGCAAGTATATTTTTGCCCATACCCGGCAACCCGGCAATAATCACAAATCCCCGCCCGGGGATATTCATAACTTGATTGTATCCTTGACCGGGCGCATTGAATAGTTGGCTCTCCGGAACGTCAACTATTTTCGGAAGTACGAATCCCCCCGGCACATTTACTTGTGGTCTGTCTTCCCACATCTCTTGAACCTTTAAACCGCCTTCAATTGTCTGTTCAACGGTTGCTTTGGACTCTCCCGGAGAGACGTATTCAAATGGGTTCTGGATTGACGCCCGGTACGCTTCATAGTCTGCCGTTGTTTTTCCGGGGTTGTTGTTTAACCAATTGGACTTAGCACCTGCCTGTTGCTCTTTCATTGTCCATTCTAAACCCATCCCAACAAGTGTAGTTCCTACAACACCCCCGGCTAACCACGCAAACGGCACGGCTGCTGGAGAGATTGCTGTAGTGTCCAGTGCCAATCCCCCGGCGCCAGAGAATAGTTCTGGTGCTGAAGCGTATCCAACGGTTCCAGCAATACCGCCCATCCCAACAACTTTTTTAAAAGCGTTTAAAAAGTTCTGGTCGGGGCTTTCCTTCCCTCCGGTCGTCCCCCCAAACAAATCTGTTTTTGGAACTTGGAACACGTTTCCAATCCCGCCAAGTTTGTCCATTATATTAATCTGGAACCAATCTTTCGTTTCCGGAGTTGTCGTGATCTTTGTAGTTGTGGTGGCAGTTGTGTTCGTTATCACCTGTGGATTTTGAATTTCCATTTGGTTAAGCACATCTACTTTTGCGTTTGTGGTTCCGATAAGAGCATTATATTGGTTTGCTTTTGTTGTATACTCAATAAATCCGGGTTCGCTTCC